TACGGGCTGGTGTATCGAACCTTCGTGCTGGACTCAGTAATTTAGTATTAAGTGGTTCAGTCGCAAATTTAGCGTACGCCCCGGTAGGGGGCCCGGTGGGGGTAAGATGCTTGGGATAAGCCCGCCCTTCTAAGAGTGCGTCCATGGAAGCCCTACGGGCTGGTGTATCGAACCTTCGTGCTGGACTCAGTAATTTAGTATTAAGTGGTTCAGTCGCAAATTTAGCGTACGCCCCGGTAGGGGGCCCGGTGGGGGTAAGATGCTTGGGATAAGCCCGCCCCTTCTTCATAAGTCGTAACATTCGACGTATTACGCTAGCCCCTGATGCTACTTTATTAAAAACTACTTCTGATTTTTCTCTCATTGTTTGCTCCCTCGTTGTTAAGCCTTTATAAGGCTGTTTTAAAAAATTCCAAAAAAATTCTCTATATGCAATTTACCAGGTGAAAACTAATCTGCGGAAGATGTGGTGTTTTGCATGGGGGGTGTACCTGGTACCCTATTCCCTTAAGATCAAGCACCCCACCTCTACCTAGGTAGTTATGCGTGCGTCCTTAAGCTCCTCATCTACGTCATCTATAGCCCAGCCCTTTTTATGGCCGCATGCATCACACTGCCAAGCCCTTCGTAGTATGCATATAATTACTAAATGAGCCATTTTGTCGCATTTACTGCATTTTTTAGTGTAATTTATGCCCATATTTGCCCATTTTTTATGGTATAAGAATAGTATGTTAATAACATATTCTTTTATATACCCTTCATGCCCTTTTTATAAGCCTCTATTTTTTTTTACATTAAGAATTAGCATAATTCCCCGATATCCCGCACTCGTCTTGTAAGTCATTTCACATAACACTGTCCATTGCCTCTCGTGACTTAAATACAAACTTCTTTCCATTATGGTCTAATCTAGTGATAAAACCACATAAAATACTATACACAGCCTCATTCATAACAAAAACATGGCTACCAGAGTAGTATAACTTGTCGTATTCGCCCATTTCCTCGTTCTGCTCTACCTTAAAGGTCAATTTTACCCCATTTTCGCCTACTACCTCATACGCCGCTATACGTGTATAAGGGCCTTTTACGTCATCTATAAACAAAAGAGCATCCAAAAGTACTTCAGATGCCTTCGATGTGATGAATATTGGGGCTTCAAGCATATTAGTTAATTAAAGTTGAGTGAATTGATACAAAATTATAGATTTGCTCTGTTCGTGCGAAACCAGGTTAATCTGACTCCATGGTGCTAAGAGCTCCTAATCCGATAGCTCCAGCCAATCCTTTGTCAGCATGTCTTGCTAAAAGTCTTTCTAACGGCTCATTCTTATCTTTTAGAAGCTCTATTAGCTTTGCTTCTCGTTTACTGTCTATAGTGCTTTGTATGCCTTCCATCCGTCTATATTTCTTACTATTACCGTGCAAGTTGGCCCCCCTTGCTGAGCTGTATGCCTTAGAGACTCTGTCAGTATTGCGATCATACTGGTGTGCCCATGTTGGGTTATCTTTCATCAAAGCATCTATTTTGTGGCCTCTAGTCCTTTCTAACGCTTCGTCAGAATACTTAGCGTAATCTCCGCCATCTGACAGCATCTTCCATAGCCTTCCAACAATAGAGTCACTTAAGCCTTCTCTAACTAAGGCACTTCGACCTCCTGCTCGTTTTTCAAGTTCACTTATAAACCCATCTTGCCTTGCTTTTTCATAATTATTCATTTTTATTTCTCCTATTGGTCAGCTACAACAGTGCCGACTTGTTTTAGTGCTAAGATTACCTCTGATAACCCGCTCATTGCACGCTGTATTGCGTCTTCTGGAATGTGGCTTTTACCCAATCTTGAAATGATAAGCATTTTAGCTAATTCAGATAAAACCATCTCATATTGAGGAACCATGTTTACAAATTCCATGATATTGCCTTTATTTACCATACCTAACGATAATAAAGCGTCTACTGTTGCGGAATCTTCTACTACTGCCGCCTCTTTGATTAAGTCAGGCATTATAATAGAAACTTTCTTATTAAACTCCCCCACCTTTTTAATTAACTCACTCTTGGTATCTTTCACAGACTTTGGAGACTTAACTGGGACTTTTATATGAGCAGTACCACAATTAGCTAATTTACTGATCTCTGTTACTACGCTTTCAGGACAATTGCAGTGAATTGCTGTTCAAACAGCCTCAGTTTTTGAAAGATCTCTTATAGAATTATCTTTACCGTACTTTTCAAAATCTGGTCCAGAGAACGAGTACAGGCCTACAGAATCTTTAAAAACAGCGTTTCCTGGTGCTTGTTTGTCCCTAATCTGAAAAGATAGGCTAGTATCAAGAGGCTGGTCCACTTCCACAAACTTTGCGTTTCCTGGTACATAGAAAGCCCCTGCAATCTTGTCATGGTCTTCAAGCTTATCTGAATGGACTCTGATAGGATAATAAGCTACTTTATCAAGCCCTGTTCATCCGACAACTTCAAAAGTTCCATGTCCGGCAACTTTTTGCATCCCAATAACCTCAAAAGGTTTGGTCATTGTTTCTCCAACCATCCAAGCCCCGTAACTGCCTACTTTAGGCATTATTCCCTGATTAAGCTCAGCATCCTTGTTGGTGTCGTTGCTAGCAGCTTTTTCAATCTCTTCGTCCGAAGCAAATAAATTACCCATTTCTTCTCCATCAAGTATCTTAGTAGTCCAAACATAGTCTACGGAGGAATTCGCTTGTTTTACAAAACGATTTCCTAAATCGTCCGAATACACTAATTGCCTGTCAATAGGCAAATTTCTCACCATATTTTTCATCTCTCCTTCCTCAGTCATGAACTCTTTACCTGCTAATTTCTCCAGCACTTCTCCGTGCCCATTTGTTATAAAATTATTATACAAATCTTGGTCCTCATTTATTTTCTTTAACATAGACACTACGTCATCCCTACTGACCGACGAAATTTTCTCTATAAAAGATGCGTACTTAGCAGGACGCTCTGTCCCCGACGCGTTATTAAAAACAGACTCTACAGGTGAATATTGCATGTTGCCAGAAAACAAGCTAGTCACACCTTTGGGTGGAGACTGCGCAACCCCTTTAAAGGGGTCAGTTTTTGTCATTAATTCTTGGATTGTGAGCGGTGTCAACGGATAAACTCTTCCGTTCATTAGAATAACATCTAATGATGACAGCTCATAATTATTTATAATAACGGGAACCGTACCGCCCGCAACTTTTAATGCACCTACTGCTGTTCCTTTCTCTATATCTTTATTAACCCATTGCACAGAAACTTCTTGATCCTGCAACATCGGGAACTGCGTAAGAAAAACGGTGACAATTTGCTTTATCCAGCGAGTATGGTCAGAGTCTAATTTAGTATTTGCAGTTTTTTCAAACCTTTGTTTCGTTACAAATAAATTAGTCATGTATAATTCCTCTTATTTAATTTAATACTTTATATCCCATTAACACTTCAATATAGTAACCACTTAAAAGTTAGTCAAGTGTTAATTGTCCTAACTATGGTTCTAACGATTCTACTCTTGCTGTGAGCGCGTCTATCTGGTCTTTTAGTAGCTCATACACTGCAGCTGCTATTACAGCATCTTTGTGGTCGTCAGAAAACCATTCCCCCTTTTCTGGCACTGTAACGCTTATTGGGATGGTTGACTCCTCGTCCTCACTTTCTTTAGGGTTCCCGTGTGATTCTTTACTGTGGCTGACATTCTCGTACCCGGCAGGAATTTTGCCTGCATCGACCAACATTTGCCAGTCTTGGTCAGAAAGAGCTTCTTTAACTACTTTAAAGACTTCTACTGTATCCGTGTACTCGGCAACTTGGTTCCAATACGTCGGAGGGCTTCCTTGCACATCCTCATCATTAATAGCTAAAGGAAAAGTTTCCATTATCCTGTCATCTGTAGGAAGTCCGGTTAATGAATACTCTATTATGCCTGATACCATCATTATGTACTCGTAGTCGTTAGTACCTACTATGGCGTGCATTTTTGGTACACTCTCCGTGGCAAGTTCCCCTGTATCCTCCCATATGTTGTTATTGGTCTCTGTAGATGTAGTAAGCTCACACCTTAATAATGTAGCTGTAACAGTCTTACCGGGTATAACCTCACTGGACAATGCCCCCTCGGACAAAACATTGCTGTTACTATAATACTCATTAGCTATCTCTCTAGCTTTACTCGCCAGAGCTTCTCTTGATACGCTCATTACTTAATCCACTGCTTCACAGCAATTGGTGGAACAAATGCACTTTCATCTGTATTTGCTGGGCCCGCAGTAAGATTCAACATGTCGAATGATGATAGTACAGCAGTGCCCGGGGATATTGTAACCTGTGCTGCTGGACTTCCAGCGGTGCTAATTCCAGGCAAAACAGTGACTGAGGATGCTAAAGGTTTGGCAGAATGGCCGACAACAGTATTAAAGGAAAACTCCGCATCTTTCTGTATGTGCTTTATAACTCCTTCTGCGATTGCTTCTATTAAATGCTTTAACTCGTCGGGCGGGCTACTTCCGCCCCAATCTACAGTATAAGGCTGTACCGCCGGAATAGCTTCCATACTTCCGTCCTCTTTTGGAACAAATCCTTGAGGTACGCTATGAGTTTTCATGCCTAAAATACTTATTATATAATTTACTAGAGTATCTTTTTTTAACATTTTTTACTCCGCTTTTAAAATTGATGTGAAATTTGATATAGGAAAATGAGGCGCAGTTATGTCTGGCATCGGTATAGGAGGTGATGGTGGTCCTACTGCTGCTGTAGGGTGAACATGGCTATTAAACAAATTCATTACCCAAGACTTGGTTACTAACTGCTGTACTCCGGATTCGTCTGCACCTAACACTCCGATTAAGACTTCGCTAGTAGGTGCATTAGCAACCCCTCCGGCACTTATTCTTACAGTAGAATGTACTTCACTATTTTCTAACTCTATCTTCGCTTCCCCTCCTGCAATTAGCCCTGTAGACGACAAAACATACTTAGCGCCGGCCAAGCTGCTGGTATATTCTTTTGTCAACTTTGCTGACGGTGCTTCTTTTATACCGTTCAGCACCTCTGATTTGTACAAAAAAGGTGCTAAAGTAGGGCCCCCTCCTAATTGTCTTGTGTAAGATAGTCCTCCAGCAAGTAAAGGATCGTAAGAGTGGATTCTGTGACGCCAAACACTTCCGTACAGATCATTGCCTACTAATAGAACTGAGTCCAGGACCCCAAAGGACTCTGAATAAGCTCTCTCAGCTTTGTCTACTGTATCAGACGAGTATGACTCGCCTTCTCCTAGCGGGTCAACTACAGCAAGACCGTATGGAACCCCATAGTTTAGCCCATCCAATACTTGATGTTTAAATATTTCCCCACTTACTGGCTCTCCGCCAGGTACTGATGTAGGCGATGCGTCAGGAAATTTTGTCCCATAATCCCCCTCATATTTACCGTATCTCCACACATACGACGAGACATTGAGAGGTACATTCCTTTTTGCGGATACCTCTATCATAGTTCCACCGGGTTTCCATGTAGTCCCTGAATAAGGGAAATGTTCCCCCTGATACCCCAGCTTGAAGTTAGTTACTGTATCTTTCTGCGTTGAAACTGCCCCAGTAGATTGCCTAGTATCGACTTCGTAGGTATGAGTCGGTTGCCCGTAGTATCCGTGAGACTTGTTTGATACTTGGCCTGCCCTAATAACAGCTTTTCCTACATAATTACTTATTAGAGGTATTTGACCTACCTCCTCTGTTCCTAAGTCAGACTGTATAGATGATACATCACTCTCCCTTTTCGACTCTTTCCTCTGAGTGAACACGGCCATGTGCCTAGTCCTACTTTCCGTAGACAGGGGAGTCGAGGCATTCTCTTCAAAAATATCTGACTGAAAACCTGTGGACGAAATTTTATTGTAATTTTTAGCTGAGATGTCAACTTTCTCTAGCCTGGCGTTGATCTTTATATTAGAGAACTGACCTGCCATCAGTTTTATGACACCAGACTTTGTCTGCCCTATGACTGTTTTAAACTTACCTCCAATTTTAGTAAAAAACCCGCCAATACCTGGTTTCTCTGGCGCTAAGTTACCAAATACACTCATCCCGGGCAAAGCTATGTAAGTAAGTATCTGAGCAATATCCAAATCTTCGCTCTCAAATATTAAACACTGAGCCCCAGGCTCTGGTATAGAAACAGCTCCAGACCCATAGTCATCGACGGGAATAGGAGACGGGGGGTTTACTTCTCTGGGCGGAGTATCTATTGGAATGCCTACCTCCCTTATCCATATCTTTGCGTGGCCTGCGTTTGCTGTCCCTCTCGGAGGATTGTCGACGCTAGTAACGGATGCCCTGAAAACTCTAGACTTAATTTTATTCTTACTTTTTTCTCTAAGTATTTCCATAGCTTAGTATAGCTATAAAAACACAACAAATCAACATATTCTGGTATAAGAAAAGTATGAACCTTAGCATTAGAATGAGTTCTAAAACGCAAGGTTTCTCAATAACTAAGGAGTAAACATGAAAAAAATCGTTTCAGTAGTATACCGGGGCAGGCTCGTATCTGTTACAGTACCACCAAAGGCAACGAAATTCCAGATTGCTAAAGCAACCAGAGACATGCTGTTCGGAAAATAAGGCATTAGCCTTATTTTAATTTAAAATACAAAGGAGTTAACATGGAAGATATACATATAAAAATACAAAAAGACTTGTCACTTTCAAAAGATGATATAGATAACATTGTCGCAGGAGCCTTAGAAGGGGGGATAACTTATTGGTGTACCAAAGCTAAAGTAGTCAATAAGGAGTACAAAGGCGGAGAATTCACCAATAGTGTGGTATCACGGGGAGGATCAATAGAACTTTACGAAGATGATGGATCCTTCAAAGTTCTAGACCTGGAAAAGTTAAAGAAAGGGATTAAGACATATTACGAAACTAATAAGCGCCCATTCGACATAGATGACATGGACGCAGATGACTACGACGTGATAATTCAATTAGCAGTATTCGATGAGGTAGTATATGGGTAAATTTTCAAATAAATACCAGGCAATTAAAGATAGACACAGAGATGTCCTATTGCTAGGTATTCAACTAGTAGTTGCAGGACTGCTAGTTTATTTTTTAGCACCAGTAGTGTTCTCAGCAATCCAACTCCTAGGAGTTTTCCTCAGCTATATAATAACAATTGGCTTAGTAATAGCACTTTTTATATTCGTAATTGAGAAGGGAAGCGATAAATCACCTTTCAAGTGGATGCACTGAACATTAAATTGGGTGCCATTGGCGGTGATTGTTCACTTATAGTTGCTTACATAACGACTACAGATTTTTAATCTATTCTTGTAAGCAACTATCTTACTTAGCACCAGTTACAAAACACTTTCAGAGTATTTAACAGGAGCTAACATATCTATGACCACTATAGTTGCTGATAACCCCGTAAATGTGAGTTTACCACGTTTTTATGCAACTTACTACAACTTTACCACGCATTTACCACAGATTTACCACGGACACCTTTAGGTACCTATACCGAACAATAAAAGCATTTACAGTACCTAACATAACCTACTCCTTTGTACTTACCACGTGTTTCGAGCACTAGCACCCTAGGGTAGGACAAAAACACATTGTTTTTTATTTTTTATTCTCCACACGTAGTGCTTGTTTATAAAAGCGTAGTAAATATCATGTATTGTATAGTAGTTATAGTATAAGTTATGTATTATATAGTATATATATTCCCTCTTTTTTTACTTGAAAGGATCAGACTTAAAACCGGTAATATCAACAGTTACACCTTATTCACAACAACCTAAGTTCCGCACTAACTTAGGCAATAACAACAGTTACAACGGTTACTTACAATTTTTTGTAGTAAATAGCCAAAAAAGCGTAGTAAACCCGTGGTAAACGTGTAGTAAACCACTCAAAAACGTAGTAAATACCAACAATTACACAATTACACAATTACACAATTACTAATAACCCAAGGTACCCAACATGAATAAACAAAAACAACAGCAAGCCCAACAAGTACAAAAAATACAACATCCCATAATGCCAGACTTAAGCGATTTGTATATTTATGAACAAAACACACAACAATCCATTAGTACTGACACTGTAAAAAATAATGTGCACGCAGATACACCCGACTTTAATGTAATATTAGGTAAAATAGCACAAATACTAAAAAAAACGTGGTCAATAACAACTACTAATAACAACTACTAATAACAACTACTAATAACAACTACACAACTTCGTAGCTAGTAGTACACATGGTGCAACTGACAAGACATACTAACTAAGGATAAAAACTAATGATAAAAACTAAGGATAAAAACTAAGGATAAAAACTAAGGATAAAAACTAATGGCAACAAAATTTGAAACAGTAAACAACTATTTAATTAAAAAATACAAGGAAAATGCTTGTGCTATGACCACAACAAGCACGACGAGTACATTAGCAAAAGCTAAAACAAAAACAAACCTCACAACAAAAACTAAAACAACAAAAGCTACCGGCAATGCCAACACAACTTACCAAGGTGTAGACCCAAACGGCTTTGTCACTACAGAGGGCGACACCGAGCTGCAGTGGGAAATGCTGGTATCGTGGAGACATCATGCTCGCAAATACAATCAGCGCACCTTTCATATTGCAGATGTTACACCGCTGTCTCAAGACATAGTGCCCAACTGTAGTTTTGGAATCCGGCCCGTTAAGTACAAGCCAGACACAATACTGGCAGAGGATCGGCTAGGAGTATTTAAGATTACTTTTGAAGAAACTGTTAAGAACAAGTTAACAAATCAAGACAAGACAACTCAATATTATATGTATCTAGCAAAGTGGAGGACAGGAGGAGGCAACAATGCTTCAATAGAAGGAATCGCAGCCACTGAGACAAAAACATGGTACAAGTACAAAAGAATGTTAAACAAGCATCGGAGACACAATGCCAAGCCCAAGCCAGGTACTTATGTATTACGAGAGCTTGGGCAAGGAATGGTCTACTACGACCCCGTAGAAAAACCTAACAAGATTCCAACAGTGCATCCTACTATAAAAACCTTAGACAAAGACCTAGATTTTTTCTTTAATAACGTTAGTTTATATACTCGTTATGGAATGCCAGGTACCCGGAAAGTCGCTCTCATAGGACCACCTGGAACAGGGAAAACTTCTATGGCTTATAGAGTAGCTAGAGAGCACTCGGATAAAAAGAGTGTAGTATTTTGTACAGAGATTTCTTTACTGGCCACACATCTAGCATCTTGTGCAAAGTACGGTGTGCCGACTATAGCTATTCTCGAAGATGCAGAGTCTGCGTTCAATGCGCAATCTCCTACGGGAGGTGCATCATCGTCTGTCCTAAACTTTTTAGATGGCATAAATCAGAAGCCGAATAAATCAGGAGCTTACGTAATTTTTACTACTAATTTCCCTGAAGCAATAGAACCTAGGATAATACAGCGTCCTGGCCGTATTGACAAACTTCTGGAAGTCGGAACATTAAAAGGGTCAGATGCAGTAGAGTGTGCAAGAATATATTTTGAACCAGCTTTTAAGATCACAAAAACTCGAGCTAAGAAACTTGAGCCTATTGTAGATAATATGTCTGGGGCACAAATAAAGGAGTTAGCTCAATCCACCTTTTCTTATACAGTGTCAACACGAGCTAAAAAGATAACAACAGATTTAGTGCAAGACGTCAAGGATGGCATGAAAGAAGATCTAAAAGAAGTATATAAGTATGCTGATGACACTGACATGTTCTATCAAAAACTTATGAAGAAGATTGGTTTTGATTCTATGAAAGAAAAGTATGGGATCACTACTAAAAAACTACCTTTTTAATGCAGGGCTCGAGTACAGGGAGACCATGCTATTAGGAAGTCATTCGACAACCTAAAAATAAAAAAAGAACCTGTACCGGAAATACAATATTCATTATGCGTCCGATAAAGCGCAGAAAAATACGATAGTAAATAAAAGTACAACAACGTACATAACAACAGTAACAAGGAACATATTATAATATGACAAATGCAACACAAGAAGCAACACAGGAAGGAATGTCCACTGGGACAGTAAAGTGGTTTAATGATAAAAAAGGCTTCGGCTTTATAACCCCTAGCATCAACTCATTAGCCACAAGCACTACGGAAGACGGGGACGATTTAACCGTGGATGCAGATTCACGTGACTTATTCGTTCATATGAGCGAAATTCAGATGGACGGCTTCAAAACTCTTTCCGAAGGACAAGAGGTTGAATTCATAGAATCTAACGGTGAAAAAGGGCCATGTGCAACAAATGTGATCCCGGGACCACAAGCATAAAAAGTTAGAAGAAAAAGTAAAGAGATAACGTAACTGTGGGGGCTGTAGCTCAGTTGGGAGAGCACCTGATTTGCATTCAGGGGGTCGCAGGTTCGATCCCTGTCAGCTCCACTATTTACGTTACTTGACTAAAGCAGAAAAAGAAAGGTATAGAATATACCTTTTTTTTTACATCAAATTTGGTATAAGAATAGTACTAGGAAAGATTTAAATTACGACAAGTAAAAGATTTGTTGTGTGCCTCACAGCTCAATGGTCGAGGGTCGGTATTCTAAGCTATGCTCGCACGTTCATGCACTTACCAAAGATAGTAGTATGAGTCGTCTTTAGTAGCTCACAACATCCTGGCACTATTGTGCCGAGTCTCCCATAGTTGGAAATCACAGAGTGGGAGTTTTAAAAGGCAAGATAATTATTTCATGCGCCTACATGATTTAAGTGTCTTGCCTTTATAAGATTTAAAGTAACTAACCAGTAAAAGGGGAAAAAACAATGCGAAAATCTAAAACCAGGAAGCAAACGAAAGCAAAGTTAAACTCTGATCTCAGTATAAACGGCAGGACTGCCGTTCAGGTAAAAAAGATTAGAGCTAAAAACCAAAAGAAAGGTTCTTTAAAACCAACTTTTGGGAAACGATAAGAAAAAGGGGTACGCCCTTTTTTTACTTTAAATATTTATTATAACTCGTCTAAAAACTTTGTCATCAGACACCACACAATTACATACCCAACAGCAAGAAGAAGAAATCACACCTACTTTAATTTTGTCGGAGTATGTCTAACATCTAACTCAGGCAAGGGCTTTTCTATAACCATATTTTTTATCTTACTGTTTTGTACTACTCTTTTATATCCGTGAGTTATTATTCCATCCTTTATTGTGTACACAAAAAACACAGTTTTCCACATACTAACCCTAACTATCCGTCCAGGTTTCCCGTCTATTAGCACTACATCATCAACATTATAATCATTACCTAAAAATATCATAAGAGCATCTACCATGCTTTCAATGGTCCTGCGGAAAATCATAACAAAAAATGCTGCTGTAAAAACCCACCCGTATGCCCCCATTAGTCCTTCTATTACTTCTTGATCCATATCACCTCCTATTTTTTGTTTACGTATTGATTAAAAACAGTTCACACAATAATATTTAGTGAGCCAATAACCCCCACAAATCAATTAGTATAGGCACTTTGTGCAAATAAATGTATGTAATATAACCCTATTACGAGGTTAGTCCAAAGTAAAGCATTCTTCACATCTTTTTGCTGTTCTATATCTTTCATATTTTAGTATACAAGGTGCCAGTCACAATGCCAACACTTAATTACTGAAATTTGGTATAAGAATGCTATGGTAGTACTTTCTACTGAAAAGTTATTTAAAGAGTAAATCTTAAAGAGTAAATCTTAAGGAGTAAACAATGAAAACGCTTTTTTTAATAGGAGGCCCTCCAGGGTCAGGCAAAACGACTGCAGCGGAAATGCTGCAAAACCTAATTGGGTTAGAATCTGTAGTGATGGTTGCAGCAGACGACTATTTCGATTTGCATACAGAAGGTAAATTTGATCCAGCCTTGCTTGGGGACGCACACAAGTACTGTCGAGGTGTAGCAAGAGTTGCTATGCTTGAAGCAGTTCCCGCAGTGATTGTTCACAACACCTTCACCAGCTCCACCAAATACGGTACAAAACCTTACGAACTTCTCGCTGAGAATTTAGGCTATAACACCGTCTGCTTCATGACTGTAAACTTACATCAGTCTGAATCAGTGCATAACGTACCATCAGACACAGCTATTCGAATGGCTAAAGAGTGCGGACAATTTGTCACATCGAGAGGAAAAGCTCCTTACGAGGATGTCACTGAATATGGCGAATAAAATAAAGCTACCATTAGGCATAATCGCTCTCTTACAGGATACCCCGTCCAAGGGTCCCTACCATCCCGAGGAAACTGTATTAGATCACATCCAGATAATGGCGGATAGATTTAGTAATTCGACACAAACGGTTAGAGCAAAACTAGGGTTAACGTGGGGCGATATAAAAGTAGTGGAGCAATCTATACTATATCACGACCTGGGTAAGATTGACACTGTAAAGTGGAACGAAAAAACCAATGGGTACAGCTTCTACGGACACGAACGATACTCATTAAATAGAATGAAAGATCTGAACGCTATTAATCCAATACCGCACTATGACAGAGTACGATGGATCGTAAGTAACCACATTCGTATACATGCTCTAACAAAAGGACAAATGAAAAACCCGTTTAAAATAGATAAACTAAAATCAAACCCGGACTTCAAGTTATTAAATTGGTTCGAAAAACTTGATGACATGATTCTCAACTATGAGGACTGGGCCAATAGTTTAAAAGAAGAGTCTTAATGGCTTTTCTTTTAAATTAAAATTTGGTATAAGAATAACGCTGTAGAACAGTTTTACAGTCAATGCCTGGTTAGGTACTAAAAGATAAATAAACAAAAAGGAGATATTAAATGTCATTATTCACAACAACAAATAAAGGCGCAATGGCGCCGGACCACGAAAATCACGGATTAGAATACTTTTCTAAAGCCGGTAACGTCGGGCCAAAATCGAATCCATATGCCAATAGAGAGTCAATCTCGACTTGGTTTAAAATGTTTTATCAAGACCCTATGAAAGCTATGAAGCTTTTATTTTGGGCAAGAGACCCACGAGGAGGTGCAGGGCATCGTCGTATATTCAAAGAGATCATCGAGCAGATGACTAAGACCCCAATTGGTCTTGATTGGTTACTTCCAAACATAAGCCTTATACCCGAGCACGGTCGGTGGGACGATCTATACTCTTTATACGGAACAAACGCAGAACTCACTGCGCTGAGCATGTTCCGCAACAATCTCGACAACGAGTTGTGTGCAAAGTGGGTAAAGCGAAAAGATTCCCGGTTACGGGAGTACATGTCCTTAGAAGAGGGAAGAGTAATCACTAACAAAGAATTTAGAAAGATTCTAGTTAGCAACTCTAATACAGTAGAACAATTAATGAGTGCAGGTAAGTATTCAGAAATAGACTACACAAGAGTCCCGGCTTTAGCAGGTATTAGGTATTTAAATGCTTTTCTTAAGCATGACAAAGAAAGGTTTTTAAACCATGTTAGGGAGCATGGGCTGAAAGCACAGGTAGCTTTCCCACATGAAGTAATGAGAATCCACAAGGCGGGTATAGACGCAGAACTTCAGCAAGTTCTTTTTGAGTCTCTCCCTAATTTCGTAAAAGAAGGAGAAAGGATACTGCCTGTAGTGGATGTTAGTGGGAGCATGAACATGGAAGCATCCGGCAGCATAACCTGCATGGATGTATCTGTTTCTCTTGGAATGTACGTATCTGACAAGATACAAGGACATTTTAAAAGAAAGTATCTAACTTTCTCTGCAAACCCAAAACTCGAAAATTGGGACAACCTAACTGTTGACAAAGCCATTGAATCAGTCAGATCATCGGATTGGGGGTTTAACACAAACATTGAGAGAGCATTAGAGTCGATACTGGACCAAGCAAAAATGTTTAATGTTCAACAGGCCCAAATGCCTACGATACTACTCATCCTCAGTGACATGCAGTTCGACGAAAGTCAGGGGCATATACCCACAGGTACAGCACAGACCGTTATTGAAGCCGCACTTTTGAGGTGGAGAGAAGCGGGGTACAGATCTCCTGCGATAGTTTTCTGGAATCTTGCTAAGAACTCAGGGCAACCTTCGGGAAGTGCAACAAACGTTGCTTATATCTCTGGTTTTTCACCTGCAATTTTAGAGGCAACTCTAGGGTGCGTAGAAAGAGATGATGATGGGACAGTAAAGAAACTGGACCCAAATGCAGTGCTTGAAAAAAGCATTGAGAAGTATGAAGTTAAAGTACCGAAAGGGTATGAAAAGTTCAACTTCTAAAGTGTTTCAAAGTAGGGGGAGTCATTTGGTTCTCCCTACTAAACTGTTTTATAAAATTTTTATATAATCTTTGGTATAAGAATAATATGATTTAGGAATTACTTCCCAAATCTAAGCCCCTTTCAGCATATAAAACATATAAATAAGAGGGATGTTAAATGGTTAGGGGTCCGAAAGGATTAATCATTTAGCAGTTACCAACCTTCAGAGTTTAACTCCTTTACTCTGAATCTGCTTTCAGCATAAATAATCTAATACAATAAGATACTGCAGCCCGACAGGGAAAGGTTGGTACCCACAAAATAAAGATTTCTCTTTATTTTTATCTTAAAAATGGTATAAGAAAAACGGGAATAAAGCTTTAAAAGTAATAAAAATTAAATAAGAAAACGGAGGTTAATATGGCTGATTACTGTAAGCAATGCTCTAATGATTGGGGGTTTCCAAACGGTTTATCAGGGCTAACCCAGAAAGGAGAAGGCTACCCAATTGTAATTTGTGAGGGGTGTGGAGTAATACAAGTAGACAACGAAGGTATTTGCGTATCATCGGATTGTGAAAGAAAACATGCTCTACCGTTAGATAAAGATACTAAATATACAGATAAATTTTTTAATAGAAATCAGGAATAAATATGTCAATACAAAATTCCAAAGATACACCCAGCCATTATTTTTCTAAGTCTAAAGCAATTTTTATGGAAATATCTAGTATGAACACTAAACATATAGAAAATGCTGTTAAAAAGTTAACCTACACTGACTCAGACGGCGACAGTGTAATGTACGACAAACGACTTGAAAACATGAAAAAAGAGCTTGATAAAAGATACAAACAGAAGCGAATAAATAAGTTGCGAGAAGGGATGGTCGGGTATTGGATAGGAAGTGATAATAAATTGTCATTTGTCCAAGACTTAGCTGATGAACATGTGCTAGCTATATTAAATAAATACCTGGAAGCTAGAACATTTACAACGAACAGTGACAGAAGCATGCCTAATAAATATTATGAAATTAAAATTGAAACTTTAAGAAGAGGGCTAATTGACAGATGAAGATTAATGCATTAGAAATGGGCACAAAGAAGTCCTCTCAGGTTATACCTGTAATAAATGATTTGATAAAAGAAATAGAGGATTTAATGGAAATATCTAGTATGAACACTAAACATATAGAAAATGCTGTTAAAAAGTTAACCTACACTGACTCAGACGGCGACAGTGTAATGTACGACAAACGACTTGAAAACATGAAAAAAGAGCTTGATAAAAGATACAAACAGAAGCGAATAAATAAGTTGCGAGAAGGGATGGTCGGGTATTGGATAGGAAGTGATAATAAATTGTCATTTGTCCAAGACTTAGCTGATGAACATGTGCTAGCTATATTAAATAAATACCTGGAAGCTAGAACATTTACAACGAACAGTGACAGAAGCATGCCTAATAAATATTATGAAATTAAAATTGAAGCTTTAAGAAGAGGGCTAATTGACAGATGAAGATTAATGCATTAGAAATGGGCACAAAGAAGTCCTCTCAGGTTATACCTGTAATAAATGATTTGATAAAAGAAATAGAGGATTTAAAAGAAATAATAAAGGACCACATGGACTATACCGGATACTTTGAAGACCATGGTATTGCTTTAAGAGAGAATATGTGGGAACATAACGATAAAAAAATAAAAGTAGTAGTATGAGCCAATTCACAAGATATCAACACATAGAAAAGTATCAAACTATGGAAGTAGAAGGAATAGAGCTTGGTAAAGTCTACGTCTTTCCAAAAATAGATGGGACCAACGCATCTGTTTGGTTAGATGACGATGACATCACCATCAAAGCTGGCTCTCGTAATAGAGAATTAACCTTTGATAATGATAATGCTGGGTTTTTCAAAGCAATTAGAAGTGACTATGATAATATTCATCACTATTTATACGAGCATCCAACACACATATTATACGGCGAATGGTTAGTCAAACACACATTACAAACATATGAAGAAAATGCTTGGCGCAAGTTTTATGTATTTGATGTTATGGTAAATGACATGTACGTAAATTACGATACTTACAAAGAATGGTTGGAAGAGTTTAGTATAGACTACATTCCTGCTATTTGTTCTATTGCAAACGGGGCTTCAGATAAATTCCACTACCAACTTGAAAACTCTAACTACTTAGTTAAGGACGGAGAAGGTTTGGGTGAAGGCGTGGTACTAAAGAATTATGACTTTGTAAATAAGTTTGGACGAACAACATGGGCTAAAATCGTTAGATCAGACTTTAAAGCAAGTTTCCATAAAATAATGGGGCACCCTGAAATGAAGGGCAAAGACACCACAGAAATAAAGATAGCTGAACAGTATATTACGTCACATTTAGTTGAAAAAGAGTTTGCTAAAATAGTGAATAAAAACGACGGGTGGTCTAGTAAATTCATACCTCAGCTACTCGAAACAGTTTTTTATAGTTTGATTACTGAAGAAATGAATGATATATTAAAGAAGTATAAGAATCCAACTATTAATTTTGGAACTCTTAGAAATTTTGTTATACACCAAATCAAACTAAAAAAACATGAGATATTTAGTTAAAGTACTTTCAAACTTACCGTGGTTAATATTCGTTATTATCTGGAATTTTAAATTTCCAGAAGCTACCCCCCCATAGCTGACATATTGGCTACGGTTTGTTTGTTTTTATTTAATAGAAGTTATACACAAAGATTCGAGGACAACTATGCAAAGTAAAGATGCACTAAAAAAAATAGGATTAGATGCTTACACAGAACTAGGAAAATCACACAAAGCATTAGAAGAATACATTGATAAGTTAGGGACTACTGTAAAAAACGGGAGGCTAACAGATAAAGATTGGGTGTTATTAGTTAGAAAAATGGTGGACCTTGTACACAAACACCCTGAGCTAAGGATTGGGCAAGCTTATATGAATGCCTTATGTGAAGTAGAGCCTGCTTTGTATACGTGTATAACGGGTACAGATGCAGACTGTTTTTATTTAGACAGTAATTTGCACAAATTCATGAAATATTTAAATGGAGAAAAAGCTGATGAAAATTAAAATACCAGAAAACTACGATGTAACTATAAGAGATGGTTATTTGCAAGTGGTAGAAATTAAACAATGTAAAGATGGGGTTATCAGAGTTGAAAAACTTGTATACTCTGATGATTATCCCGCGCTAAAATTGAACCGAACGAAAACACTGTAATTCAAAATTATGAATTAAAGGAGAAATAAAATGAAATACGAACAATTAACAGAAAAGTACGGAACAGACAAAATAGAAGATGTCCCAGTAGAAACGTATAGTCAGTATGAAAAATCAAAAATGAGCACAATGAAATTAAAACTACATAGTGCAAAATTGGGAGATTTTATCAAAGATTATATCGAACACACTAATATTTCTAAATGGAGACGTAGTTTTGATTGGGATATCGTAGAAGAACAAATTCGCAAACATTTAAACCAAGCTACAGTTCAATGGCATCAATAGGAAAATAGGATGAAAAATACTAAAGATATACCAAAAGGTTTTTATTGCTATGATAAGAATGGACATTGTACTCATTATGCTATACTTCCAGATTTACCAGAACAAGCAAATGGTTTTTGCTCTTTTATGGGAAAATCAGATCAAGACTTAAATAAGGAATATGCTAAAACTGTAAGAATTAAAAAATCAAAAGATAAGAGCGTAGAAGGGGAGCTAGTAGTTGATGTATATGGCAAGCCTTTTGAGTTTTCACTGCTCTGGGACCAAGTTAAAGAGTGTGGTGAAAATATGGTAGAAACAGAATGAAAGATGGTATAAGAGCTGAGAATAAACAAAGCGCAATACTTAAGTATAATAGTGGTCATGGGGCTATACTTTGTTCTACGTGTAATATTATTGTTAAAGAAGGGCACTACACTTTTACAGAGGCGGAACAAGATGCTTTTTTTAATAATGGTAACTTAGATCCATACTATTGCGACAAATGCAAACAAAAAATAATGGAGAATACTAATGAAACAATTTAATAATTTATTTAAAATATTAGAAAATACAGGTGAACACTTTCATAGGACTATATGTGGTCTGATAGGCGGGTACTGCGAAGACCGCTTTACTTTACAAGAAATAAAACCTGTTATTGATCATATTGTGGAAAAGGATTTAATTACATGGAGTATCGAAAATGAAGATAATGATGGAGAAGATACGATTGATTATTTTATTGCTATAGATAATGAAAATGGAAATGAATTTTATTCATTTTTAGATATTTACCATGAACTGTATTCCGTACCTACTGCGGTCCTCGGCATGGCTAATCCTTGTGAGAATTATTTCATTTTGGAAAATTTTGATAATAAAGAAGTTATAGAGCTGTTTCTTAGAAAAGTAGGAATAGAACTTGGAGAAGGAGAAGAAGAATGAAAAGAACGTGGACAGGAGAACATAAAACATTTAAGTCTAAAAAAGAAAAGGACACACAACTTGAGTGGCTATTATTTAAAACAGCCTTAGGATTTTTAATAGCCACGGCGTATATGTATTACATAATATTAGGAGGTCCGTCATGAACAAAAATTTAGACAAACAATTGATAGAAAAATATCCGAAAATATTTAGGGATAGATACGCAGACTTAAAAGAAACAGCAATGTGCTGGGGCTTCGAGTGTGACGATGGTTGGAATTGGCTGATAGACAGTCTTTGTGAGTCTGTACAAAGTTACATAGATAGTAATAATGTGTCACAGTTCGTTGCTACACAAGTAAAAGAAAAGTTTGGTACATTACGGTTTTATGGCGATGGGGGCGACGAGCTTATAGACGGGATGACATGGCTAGCAGAACACCAGTCAGAGACTATATGTGAAAAATGTGGAGAATCTGGCCGTCTACAAGTAAGCGGTGGAAACCCGAATGGGTGGATGAAGACACTTTGCAAATATTGTGCTTATGCCTTGGAGTACAAAGATTATCCTTCTACGGAAGAGATAGAAAAGTTTAATAAAGAGCAGGAGACTAAAAGAAATGAGTTATAGTAGATGGGGAAGCCCCGGACGTTGGTATTGCTTCTGGTCAGCAAAAACTGAGTCTAAAAAACGAGATGACCAACTGTTTGAAATTTGTGAAATTGGAAGAGGGCATTTATTTTCATACGGAGAGATGAAAAAAGATCTAGACAAAGTTTTACAGGAAGTAAAGGATAATTACGCGTTGCAAACAACGTGCAGTATGTTTAAAGAAGTTCCTGAAGGCGGAACGCTTGTAGATGCTACTTATGAAGAAACTGTTATTGAACCAGCTCCAGTGTCTAATAATGATCTTAAAGAATTAAAAACATATATGATTCGATTTATAGATGACGTTGAGGAGGACACTGATTTATATGACTAGCTGGTACATAATACAAGTAGATTTTGAATACTTGTCTGATATAGATACTAGATTATGCTTTAGAGAGTATACAACTCTTAAAACAAGAGCTATGCGTGTATCTAACAAGCAGTCGAGGGAATTAAAAGCTCATTTAGATGATCAAGGAATTACTTATGAGTTTGTTAGAACAACTTATACACCTCAAACAGCTAAACGATTTAATCTTAATAGAGGGTATTAAAAAATTACAGTACTAGGAGAAAATAAATATGAAAATACATAATGAAAATTGCGAAGGATGCGTATCTACAGAAGGCGAGAAAGAGTGCTTCGATGATATAAGCGAAATGATGAATTACCATAAATCACAAAGATCTTGGTACGAAGTTATCTGGGATGGCATTTATTACCCATGTTGGAGAGTATTTGATAAAATAAGATATTTTCCAAAAGAAGTTAAATGGTTTATTCAACGAGGAAAAAGGGGATGGTCAGACTGCGACAGTTGGAATGTGTATTCCCACATAGCAGAGATACTTCCATCCATGCTTAAGAAAATGAAGGAAGACAATCATGGGTACCCCTCAGCAATGTATGACGATAACGAATGGGAGCATACGGATGCCGAGGATAAAGCAGCAAAAGAAAAATGGGGTAAGATACTAAATGGTATTATTAAAACATTTGAAATTGAAGCTGGTATAGGTGATTCAGTTATTTTAGACCTAGGACCTCGCCCTACTAAGAGACAAAGAGAGTTTGGAAAAGAGCATTGTGAGAAATTTGGCGTTAAACTGCTAACTAAAGAAGATAGAAAAATTAGAAAAGAGGGCTGGAAAAACTTCCAGAAGTATTTTCACAACTTATGGGATTAAATATGGAAAGCAAAGAAAATAAAATAGGTCATTTTGATTGTGCTTGTCACGATCGAGACCATATGATTAAAGTGTCCCATTTTAATTGGGGACCTGGTGATGAACATAATATACAAGAAATAGATTTTAATTTTGTTATACATCATACTTGTTGGGAAGCTAATAAAAATGGATATACTACTGAAAGTAGAATTCAAGAAAAGGCTAGAGATTTTCTTAACTTCTTTAGGCGCATTTGGTGGAGAATACGTAAATCGGCAGAAATACTTACTACTGGCAGTATAAAATTAGAAGGAAATTGGTCCGCTACAGAAGAAAGCTTTGCAGGTCTTAGAAAATGGATGAATAAAACCGCTAAGATAATTAAGCAAGAAAATGGGAGAGTATTGTAATGAGCGATGAAAAACAAACATGCTGTCAACCAGAAGAATCCTGTAAAGATGATATAAACGATGTGATGAGTTTAGAGGATAAAAAGAAAATGGAGCTTGACCTGTACTTATCTACATGCCAAGCAGCGGACGTAATACCAGACGACTTTGTTGTAAAAGCAGTAAAAGAATACTTACCGAGAAGCTATGATGGCCACACACACCACCATGCTAAACGAGAGTTAGAAATGGGCGAGTGGTTAAAAAAAGGCGAAGACACGCTGTATAACGGCATGATCGGAGAAGCAGTATTAGAATTAATATCTGTTTTTGCAGGCCAAGGTCACTCCGGTATGAGTGCCGGAGTCGTAACAAGTTTATTTACAAAACTGTCAAAGCATGAGCCATTAGGCCCCCTTACGGGCGAAGACAACGAGTGGGTTTCTGATGTAGACAAATACAGTAAGGAGTTTGCAGAAGAAAATGGATATGGATACCAAAACAAACGTGAGTCTGCAGTATTTAAAAACAGTAAAGATGGTACGGCATACTATCTATACGCAATAGTGTTTAGAGAAGAGGATGGATCGACTTTTACAGGCAACAGTATTGAGATGCCTGACAGCAGCATGCTTACAAGCAGGCAGTACATAAAAGGATTTCCTTTTACACCTAAAACATTTTACATTGATGTTGTGTCGAAACGATACAAAGATAGAGATGAAAAACTTGAAGATATAAACGGGGACTGGTGGAAACACTGGATTAAGGACGAAAGCCAGTTGAAGGAAGTTTGGGAATACTACGATAAATATAAATAACATAGGAAAAATAAATATGAACTTACATAAAGACAAGGATACTTAAAATGGGATTAGACACGTACTCAAGTAAAGAAGAACTGGATTATGGAAAGATAGAGCTTTGTGGTGGAATGATGTCTGCTAATGGCCAAGGATCGTTTCGTGGAAAGGTTTACTCTGATTTTATAGAGAAAGTTACAGGCGAAAGTTTGTATCAAGAAAAAATATCGAATAAAACAGTAAGAACTATGTCCTTTAAACTGACTAAGTATATAGAAGATAATACAGAAGAGACACATAACCCAGATCTATACGAATGGGAAGTGACGTGGGAAGATGCAAAAAATCTTGCTAAGTGGTTCAGAGCTACGGCTTGGGACGATGCCGATGTTCTAGGATGGTGGTAAGATGAAGCTAGTATGTATATCTGATAACCATAATAACTACAATGATTTTATTGTCCCAAACGGAGATGTCCTTATACATGCAGGTGACTTTTCTTATCAAGGCAAGCCCGGAGAGATAGTAGATTTTATGGACTGGTTAAACAGACAGCCACATACACATAAACTATGGATCCCAGGGAACCATGAGTTGTCCTTAGAAGATTTTCCATACAATATTGAGACGATTGAAAAAGAAACTAGTTCAGTTTGTTTGCATAACAAAGAATACACAATAGATGGGGCCAGATTTTTCGGAGCAGCGTTTACACCAGAATTTAATCACTGGGCGTACAATCTTACAGATAGACAATCAAAAGTATTTTGGGAAAATGCACCTAGTACGGACGTACTCGTATCCCATGGACCACCTAGAGATGTATTGGATACATCTGGGTATCACGGTAGGCCATTAGGATGTAAGTATCATTTTGAGTACTTAAAACGAACCAAACCGAAGATTAATGTATTCGGCCACATACATGGATCAGGGGGCTTAGAAGAAAAACTTCAATGGGACAACGGAAGTACAACGCTTTGTGCAAATGTATCAGTATTAAACGAAAAGTATAAGTTCGAAAATGAACCTACTGTCCTTGACGTAAATATTTAAATTAAGGAAAATTATGAAAGAGCCAAGAACGAAGTATGAAGTATTGGAAATGGTAAAAGAACTTCGTAACTTACAGTTTGATGAGTTAGAAAATCTGGGTAAGTCTATGATGTTAGAAGACATGTTCCCAGATAAACCATTTCCAGTAAAGATAGAAGTTTCCGGAGGAAATATAGAGAAGCCTTATGAACTAGCTACAGCTTATTTTACTTTTGCTGATGGGTCCGTAGAAAACATAAAATTAATGGAGGTCTCAAAAAAATTGTGGCCTCAAGAACTAATAAACCAATTTAATAAAGATGAAAAAAGAAAGTCCATCGACAGATAGCACAATAAATACTCTCAACTACTCACATAGCACGATTCCAAGTGTATACACATGTTCAGCAGGAACAGCCAACAGTTCATTTTTATACCCAGATGTTCAAAGTACAAGTATACAGCTTACAGCGTCTAATGGTGAAATAATAAATTTATTTATTGATGATAATGATGGCTTGCTTAAGTGCTCTGGAAAAATAGATGAAGAAACAATAACACCTTTCATAAACCTATTTAACCAAAGACTTATTGAGGATTCAAATATTCCGGTAAAATTAGAGTTGCTGCTTATTGATGCTGTGGGCTTGCTAAAAAAGAGCGGCGCGGTAAAAACCTCTCAAGGAAAGAAGTTACTAAGAAAATTTAAAAGTTATTTACTAGGAGAATAAAATGGATAAAGCTGTTAATAAGTATATTGTAAATGATGGAGAAATAAGATGGGAACAAATTATTACAGAGAACCCTTAAAAGAAAGATATAATGAAGACTGTGATTTAAATTATTTTACAGATAAGTATGAATCACACATCGGTAAACGTAGCGCAGCAGGATACTATTGCTGGGACTGCAAAACGACGTTAAAGGTCGGCGGAGAAGCCAAAGTACATTATGACGGAGAGTGGTATGATGAGTGTCCTAAGTGTGGTGCATCTAAGCATGTAGAGACTTTAGACGATAGTTCTGCTGGACGAGAGCTTGGGTTTAATAAATCAAATACAAGCAAGCATAACGGCGTTAGAACAGTGTCTTCTTTTAATTGGGCTATAGATCCTGAAACTTTAGATAGTGTATTAAACGAAAAAACATATAATGAATATGGAGATGACTTCACAAAAGAAGAGTTTAAAAATCTTATTTCAGACTGTCCTATACACTTTACTAGGTCAATTGGGAAAGAATTTTCATAGGGAGAAATAAAATGAGTACAGTAAAAGATACTTGCGCATGTGGGGCTAAGTTTGAGTTTACAGAACAAAAAGGGTGGGGACGAGGTTGCGACACCATGCACAAACAATGGCTTACTGCACATGAAACGTGCAGAAATAAATATGTGCAACCTGCTTGGATTGTTCCAGTAGATGAAAGTTTAAAACCGCCATTTGAAATAACTTGCAATACAAAGGAGAAATAAAATGAATAAACAAACGTTTATAAAAATAGTAAAGTGTCTTAGAAAGCAATATGCTTTAGAGCACGATTTCGCTAATGCAATGGAACCTGTTCTAGACGGCAGGTTTGTTCCACAAATATCTAACGACGTAATGGAAGCTTTTAGGCTTGCGCTCGTAAGTGCTACAGACGAAGATTTTGAAGACTGGGCCTGGTGGTGGTTGTACGACTGTAACGGGATAGATAAAGATTTGGAGCATGATTGGTTTATAAGAGATGCTAAAGAACAAAAAAACGAAGCCATCTTTACGCAAGGCACAAGAGAGCCTCTTGCGGCATTTAGTGATGGCAAAGAATACGCACCACGCAACGCCGAGGAGCTATATGAAATGATTGAACTTTTTAACGATGAGAAGGGATAAATAATGAGGAGCATATAATGTCAACTAGAGCAACATACACAATACACAATGAAGAGTTAAGACCTCAGACATACTACATACACCATGATGGGTACGAAGCTGGGGCTAAAAGTTATTTTCAAGAAATGGTGGACTATGAGGGTCCGGGCAGTAATCAAGACCGCTTTATAAAAGCTAATATAGGAGCCACGTTTACTTACGGTCGCGAGGCACATGGGGATACTGAATATCACTATGACTTGTCAGTAACAGGGCTAGTAACGATGCAGGAATCGGAGGGGTTTACTGAAGATGGGCCGAGAGACTGGGTAACTATAAAAACAATAGATCTAGATAAATGGTTGGAGGAAGTAAACAATGGGTAGAGAAAAACAATTGCAGGAAGTACCAATGACCAGAGAATACTTTATGGAGAAGAACGCCAGTAGTAATAAATCTATTGAGGTTTTTAGGATGAAGTGTTGTGACGAAGAAGTTGGGCGACATATCTTAAATAAAAATATACCAGAAGACTTGGAATTAGTTGAAGATCACTGTGAACGATACTTGCAAACTTACAAGAGTGCAGAGTCCATAACTCCTATTTATTGTAGTTGTGGTCGGCTCCAAGAATATGAAATTAGCCTGGATGGGAGGAAAACATGGTAACAACAGACAAAAAAGATAACTTAAGGTTTACGGTGCCCGGAGGAGGCTGGTTTTATATATGGCTTATTATGTGGGTAGGCGACCCTGACATAATAGACAGTATAATAGAAGTGATAAAGGCATTGTCATCCTGGATAGGGAGGTTATAAAATGATAAGTAAAAAACAAAGTATACATGATTTTGGCCCACATCTAGAAAAGATACTGGTTAGAATGTGTAAAGTTGTGGGGGCAGACCCCAATACAATAGACTTTAAAACAGATAATTGGTATCACTTATATTCTTGGACACCAGAAACAGAGGCAAAATTCAAAGAGTGGATGGTAAAGTACCTTAGAACAACTGCTGCTGCCAGGTCGGAGCTTTTCGGGCACGGGACTTATGTAAGAAAGGAATTACTTGAACGAGAAGTAGATATGTTTAACTTGAATTATGGGTGGAAGACTAAGAATTATGAGGATATAGAATGGGAGCAAGATTAATACAGGCTCTGAAAATTGTAACCTTACCATTTTTACTGATTATCGTATTAGTGGTCGGTACGTTTAGAGGGGTCGTCTCGCACATAAAAGAGATGGGGAAAAAAGAGTAATGAATTACTTCACAAGTGACCTTCATTTTAATCACGCTAAAATATGTGACTATACAAAGCGTCCATGGAAAGAAGATGTGGAAAAAATGAATAGTACACTTATAAATAATATTAATTCTAGGGTAAAACCTAGCGACACTTTATACCACGTTGGTGATTTTGCTTTTAAAGGCGGGTGGCAAGGTGGGAAAGAAGCTGCCCAACATTTTGAGGATAGAATTAATTGCAAAGTTATTCATGTACTAGGAAATCATGACCGTAATAACCACATAAAAAACAGTATTAGATATGCTGAAATGTGGTTTGGCAATAAACGATGGTGCTTACAACATCACCCACCAGAGCCTAGACAGTTGAGACGGTTTCCGTACGCAGGAGATACTACCACGGTTTATTTAGTAGGCCATGTCCATGAAGCATGGAAACATAAATGGGTAGAAGATTTTCTTGTAATTAATGTAGGTACAGATGTTTGGAATTACAGGCCTATAAACACAAGTGAAATAGTAGTATATGCAGATAGATGTATTAAACGATTAACCAAAGGAATAGATAATGCCAAATAATAACTGGGAATCGCAGAGAGCAGAAATTGCGGCTTGGCTTTCTGGTTGGTCTGGAATGATTAAAAAATGGGTTGATAAAATCCTAGACTCAGACCATGACGTTGACAAGAATAAAATTATAAACACTCTAACAGAGTGGATTAAATATCTTGAAGACACAAAACTAAAGATAATAAAAATGAACAGTACACCTCCCAAAGAAGAACCTGAGGGGTATGTCTCTAAAGAAACTAACGAAGACAAACAAAACTTAACCGAGTAGCAACAAACCAAAATCAACAATGAAAATGAACAAAGAAGCTATTTCTGCCCGTAGTAAGATATACTACGAAGGTAACAAAGAAGCTATTGCCGCTAAGAGTAAGGTATATAGGGAAGTTAACAAAGAAGCTATTTCCCCTCCCATTAACTGAGGGTAAATAAAAAATAGCCGAGCAACCACAAACCCACTGGTATTTAGGTCTTCAAGGGGAATGGAATGCGAACTTGATGTAAATCCTGCTCGGCTAAAGGCTGGGCGCACACTTGCCCAAAAAGTGGGTGGTATGCCTATAAGAATGATGGACGAAAAGCCAGCATGGTAACAGGCCAGTATGCATACCACTTTTAGTAACTAATAAGGAAACAAATAACATGATCACATTTAACGATTATTTAGGGTCAATGAAATACACGGACCAAGAGGACATCCTCTTGAACAAGACATAGAAGAAATACTAATTAAAAATTCAAACACAACAATCAGGAAATAACATGAATAACACAAAACAAATATACGAACACATAACAGCATTATACATGGACTTCGTAGATAACCATGAAGAAAGCATGAACGGAAACAAAGCAGCTGGAAGCAGAGCACGTAAAGCACTTGGCGAGATTAAGAAACTTGTAACTGCTTATCGTAAAGCATCTGTAGAGGCATCAAAATAATGAAAGTAAATCTTTTAATGCAGGTAAATGACGTAAGTCTGACTGCTGAAAATATAACACTAACTAAAGCATTTGAAACTATGCATACTACGCTTAGATTTACAGATGTGGATAAAGAGTCTAAGATTGGGGTTTCATTGTCGGGAACAGATAAGTATTCTGACAATTATTGGCGTTTAGGGTCTGGTACACATAGTAACTTCTATGAAATGGTCGGAGATATTAATGACACACTTACAACCTCTCCAGGTTGGCCAACGGGGCTTAAGATTCCTAAAAGATTCATTAAAAAATGGGAGCTTAATGAGGCATAAATTAAGAACTATAGACAAAGGACAGTTTTATATACAACTATTCACAGCTATTTTATTTATGTATAAATCTATAGAGGTATCGCCCATAAGCCCTATAAATGTTTTAATCGGCTTATTGTTACTAACAGGATGGTCTTTAGGGGCCGTTAGACATAGAACTGTTAGAAGGAGATTAAGAAATAATGAAAACAAAAACTAAATTCGGACCCATATATGCATTAGCTTCGAATGGTAAGATAAAAATATGGCAAGCAATTATCCGCCCAACTGATCGCGGTGCTTATATAACGTATAAATATGGCTACGATGATGGACAGCAACAAACACAAATGAGAGAAGTATTTGAAGGTAAAAATCTCGGTAAAAAGAATGAGACTACTGCATTTGAGCAAGCTTGTAAGGACGCTGAAAGTAAATACAATAAAAAATGTGATGCAGGCTATCAAGCGGATAAGGATGGATTAACCGTCCCAATTTTACCAATGTTAGCTCACTCTTATAGTAAGCGAGGTCATAACATAAATTGGCCCTGCTATATTCAACCAAAGATAGACGGAATTCGCTGTACTTTCACAATGAAAAACGATGTTATTACAATGTTTACACGGAAAGGTAAAGAGTTTACCCCATTACCCCATTTAGATGGTGCTATCCGATTGTTATATGAAAATGTACAGTCTAACCACTTCTCTACTGAAGATTTATATTTTGATGGAGAAATGTATTCTGATACTTTAACCTTTCAAGAATTAGCAGGAACGCTTCGCAGACATAAAAATACAGATGAAACTCTTAACCAAATATATTTAGTTGTATTTGATATATTCTATTTAAGTAAAGATAGGGCGTATGATTTTGGGTTTAGAACGGCTTTATTAGACCAATTTTTTGAGTCGTATACAAGTAGTTATATTAAGTTAATTGAGACTGAGCAGGTGACCGATGAGGCAATGGTTCACGAGCAACACCAGGAGTATATTGAAGCTGGTTACGAGGGCATAATGCTGCGTAACGCATTAGGTGCCTACAAACTAAACCAGCGTTCTGCTGATCTTCAGAAACTTAAAATGTTTCAAGACGAAGAATTTGAAATAGTTGGTTTTAAAGAAGGAGAGGGCGTTGAAGAAGGTTGTGTAGTATGGCAATGTACTACAGGGGCATATACTTTCTGGGTTAGGCCAAGAGGTACTCAGGAGATACGAAAAGAATTGTTTAAACACGGATATGACTATATTGGAAAACAACTTACAGTACGTTATCAAGAATTAACTGATGACGGGAAACCTAGATTTCCCGTGGGAATTTCAATACGAGACTATGAATAAAAAAGAAACAATGAAAGAACTAATAGCTGAAGCTAACCCAGAAGCAATGTTAGCAGACGGGTTCGACGACGCCTTAATTGGGTATACAGATGGTAGCAATGTTATCGCAGTTTATGACAGAGATAGGTGCGTAAGCATACTAAACCAAGACATGCCACTAGAAGATGCTGAAGATTACTTTTATTACAACGTAATAGGATCGTATGTAGGTGAGTATACTCCTATATTTATTAAAGTATTTAACAAAGAAGAGGAATTTAATGACTAGAAAAGAGGTTATAAAAACAAGTGGGCAGTTTTCAATATATGGGGTATTTAGGTTTTCAACTTATATGCTTTCAGCAGTATCTTTATATATAGAGGACTTTCAGATGGCTGCTATCACTTTAGGGTTTGGAGCACTACTTGGTTTTATCAGACGTGTAGCAAGAATTTGGGAATAAGTCTTGATCGTTTAAGATTTATATACTATATTAAAGAATAACCGTACTTAGATAGGCGGTGAACAAAAAACCCGTAGTGATCTAACGACACTACAATCAAACCTTACTATATGGAGGAATTACACATGACAAATGCATTATACACACAACACACGGGTCTATTCGACCTATTTTTTAGAGACTATATTAGAGACGAAGTTTATTCGCCACTACCTGATAAAGTTCATTACCCCACAGATATATACGAAGATGCCATTGGGCTATCAATTGACATAGTTGCAATTGGAGCGCAGAAGGATGATGTCAGTATATTAACAGAAGACGGTAATACTCTAAAAGTAACTTACAAAAATACTAGTAAACCTATGGATGAAAATGTGAAGCATTGGCATTCTAGGAATATAACTAGAAAGGATTTTGAATTTGGATGGACTATTCCTACGAAATTCAATCTTACAAAAATAAGCGCTGAGTATGAAGGGGGAGTCATTAAATTTCGAATACCTTTTTCAGAGGCGTCTAAACCTAAAGAAATAAAATTAGGATAAATGACAGTATAAAATAACTAAGTTTACGCCTATCTAATACAGCTTAAGCCCCACTTATTAGTGGGGCTTTCTATTAATAATAACTTGGAGACAAGCTTTGAAAAATAATACTAACGAAAATACGTCTATATTTGGTAGTTTTAAAACACAAGACGATATAAATCATTCTTACGGCATGCTTATGAAAAGCCTCCCTAAAAAAAGTAGAGGTGCAGTAACAATTTTTATAGGACGTTTAGAAGAGACTTTAAAACAATGGAAGGGAAATAGAAATGAATAGTTTATTTGATGACAATCTTCTATTCAATGAGAAGAAACATAAGTACTCTTTAAAAAATAGGCCAGACTTTGTTTTTACTAGTACAACTACGATGATACACAAATTTTTCCCTGTCTTTAACGGGCCTAGAATTGCTCAGAATTTAATCGATAGTGTGCCTAAATATTCTGGAATGACAAAAGAAGCGGTAATGAAGGATTGGAGAAAGAGTGCTACGGACGGAACAAGGGTTCACAATGAGTTAGAAAAATACGTCCTAAATAGGCGCACTAAGCCTAAGGAAGAAAAGTCTAAACAAGGAGTTCAATGGTTAAAGGACAGGGTTTTTACGCAAAAAAATTGGGTAGTATATCCGGAAGCAGCCATGTTTAGTACAGATATAGGTATTTCCGGTACAGCTGATTTATTAATACATAATACAGAAACAGATGAGTATGTTATTGGGGATTGGAAAACAAATAAAAAGATAACTAAAACTTCTTACGGTAATAAAGTAGGCACAAGGCAAGCAACTAGACACTTAAAAGATTGTAACTACAACCATTACGCCCTTCAGTTTAGCATGTATAGGTATATACTAGAAAAATACTACGGGTTGAATATAAAAAATTCTTTTCTCATTCATCTTAGTAAGGGTAGCTATAAAGACTATAAGATGCCTTACCTTAAAAATGAGATTAAGAACATGTTAAGAGACTATGAGTCTATAAAATAATTGTTGTATAACAGTCCTTGATTTACCGATTATTTATTCTTATATTAAAGTATGAGAAAAAATAAATATATTGAAAAAGAGTGCCAGAAGCACGGGGAAACGACTTACGTGTTAGAGAGTAGCGGGTACTATAGGTGTAAAAAGTGTCGTGTAGCTAATATGAGTAAATCAAGAAAAAACTTAAAGAGAAGGTTGGTGAGCCATTATGGTGGGGAATGTACTTCTTGTGGGTATGACAAGACTATTGAAGCTTTGGTTTTCCATCATAGAGTTCCTAAAAATAAAAGCTTCTCTATTTCTAGTACCGTGAGAAATTTTAAAGAAATGACAAAGGAGGCTAAAAAGTGTGATTTATTGTGTGCTAATTGTCACGCAGAAACGCATGCTAAAGATTAGTAGTCGCAAATCTGATAGCTTTTTTTCGATACCATAAGAAAGTAAGTATCTCATCTTCAGCTTCAGCGCCACGAACACCGGCCACTGTGGTTACTTTTTCAACTTCATATTCTTTTGTTGTGACTTCTTCAATTTCATTCCAGACTGTGTTATCCCACTCAATATCGTCAAGGGGCAAATCTTTACCTACCCCTTGACAAAATACTAAGCTACTAAGGAGTGGTATACTCAGTAGGACTTTCATCTAAACTGAACGCTAATGAGTCATAAGAATAGTACCATATTTCATCATTTGCCCGCCTGTGAAAGATGGCAGGTGACGTTAATGCAGTCTTATCAAACTGCCACTCGTTATCTTCATCAGGAATTCCTAATGTCATAGTAACTATAATATTACGAGTTCTTTCTAATACTGACAAAGGGTGTCCTGGCCATGCTTCCTTACCATCAGTAATTAATCTGATATCTGCTTCAGATTCTAACCCTATCCAAATATTATTAACAACTGCTTTCTCAGCGGCTATCTCAGCTTTAGCTATTGTATTTGCATAGCGAGGCAGAGCAACTGCCGCTAATATGCCTAATATAATTGTAGTCATTACTAGCTCAATAAGAGTAAATCCTTTGTTGTTTTTCATGGTATCTTTTCTACGGTCTAAGTGTTTTATTAAACATAGCTGGATTTTCTAAATCAGCTACATATAGAGTTGGAGCTTCTGCAGCTTCACCACTACCGCCACCAGGGATTACTACATAAATGTAATGTCCATCCTGAAATGGTGATTTAATTGTTTGATCTCCAAATCCCGCTAAGAATTCAGTAGAACCAACAATAGCGCCTGCGTCATCAACTACTGAAACATCAGATTGATTGACTACAGGAATCCCTGCAGCTACATGAGTTAATCCAAACACTGACGACCAGTTTGCACCTTCTGTATCTGAATACTTCTCGAACCCACCATCGGATAATGCAATTTCAGTTGCTGTTCTTGCGGCAAGTATTTCTGTAATGGTTGCTCCATCGCTGCCATATCCACCTACAACTCTATCAAATTTTTCTTGTCCTGGAAATCTTCCACGACCTTCATCAGATACAGCTTTATTATAAAAGTTATTCGCCGATTGAACAATTGCGTCAATGTTTGAGATAGCTTTACGTTTCTTAGCACCGGCACCCACTCCAGAGAATTTAGGTGCAGCAACCGTTGCCATAGTACCCATCATTGCAGCAACAACAGCAAATTCAGCCAAAGATGCGCCACGGGTTCTTTTAAGATAGTTAGTTAGTTTGAACATTTTATATTGTTCTCCATGTTATGTTATTTAATTAGTTTTAATTATTATTTATTAAACATAGCAAATATCATGCCACATATTAGTAATATGTTTAAGTTAACATATTGCTATACTTACAGTTATACAAAATTATAAGGTATAAGAATTATATATGTATCATTCTATTACATAATGTACAATTATGGTACAATAGTATAGTAACGATACACTTAATAAAAAAGATAAGGAAACAAAAGAAATGAACTTAGTACCATTTATTATAGAAAGTACAGCAAAAGGCGAAAGAGCCTACGATATATATTCCAGGCTTTTAAAAGAGGGCATTATATTTATTGGGACACCGATAAATGATATGGTAGCAAACAGTATTATTGCACAAATTCTTCTTCTAGAGGCAGAAGAAGATGTAGACGTAATTCATATGTATATAAACTCTCCAGGTGGAAACATTACATCAGGGTTAGCTATATATGACACAATGCAGAGTATTAACACCCCTATAGCTACTACATGCGTAGGACAAGCTTCTAGTATGGGTGCGTTGTTACTAGCAGGTGGGGCAAAAGGACAACGATCGGCGTTACCTAACTCACGGATCATGATTCATCAACCTCATGGTGGAATTATGGGGCAAGAATCTGACATACAAATACAGGCCGATGAAATGAAGCGAATGAGGTCGTCTTTAAATGCTATCTTATCGAAACATACGAAAAGGACATTGAAAAAGATAGAAAAAGATACGGATAGAGACTATTTTATGTCTTCTGATGAGGCAAGAAAATATGGAATTATAGATAAAGTATTAAATTAACGAGGAGAATTTACTAATGGAATTTGAAATAGTATTAAATGAAATCGAACAAAGATTGGATGTTGAACAAAAAGAATCTTTACTTAGAGATTTAATTAGTTATGCAGATAGGGGATGGCTAGAGATGTCGCTCAGAGACTTTGATGTGATTGGTAGAACAAAGATATATAAAGATTTTGGTTGGCATAACATGGCACACCAGATGCGCGGGGCAGAACAAAGGAAAGATGCCCACCTCACATCATTACTAGGGAATGTCTCAATAGGCGGATGGATTAGTAGGTATCTATTACAGTACCCTTTAAAACAGTTCTTACCTCTACTCCACCGGTACATGTCAGTAGCAGGCTTAAACCTCACCGTAGGCATAACCAATAATTAACTATGAGTAAAGATCAAATAGCGTCTCAACAACCACTTAATATTAATATGGAAAATACCACACTAATGAAGTGTGTTAAGTGTAAATCTACAACGTTTTCAGAAGGTGTCCAATTAAGGAGGATATCTGAGATTGCGTCACCCACAGGACAGGCAGGCATTATACCAGTACCAGTCTTTTTCTGCATCAGCTGTAAATCAGAGATTACCCAAGAGAACAAAGAAACATAAAATAAATTAGTATAATTTGGTATAAGAAAAATAGTGTTTATAGGCTTGGCACTAAAATAAAATGCAAGCCTCACATTTGAAAACAGGAAATAACATGGAAAAAAATAAAAGTACGTGGGCAGTAATAGTCTACGTGGGCAATTACATGAGGAAAGAAAAAGGGTCTTCTTGTGACCTAATTGGGGTCTATCCGACTAAAGAAGCAGCTATGTTTATTAGTCGTAAGGCTAAATTTAATATGAAGTTAGCCTTCTACCCCAAAGTAATCCCATCCAGTGCTCCCGTAACTACGACTAAAGTCGAGCCTTATTTAGCGTACATTAACGAAAAAGAGGAAAAAAGAAATGGCAACAGCAAAAGCATTACCGATGATAAACGGTACAGCAAACGGGGCTGATTTTAAGATTACAGGGAGCGGGCGAATGAGCACCGGACTTGTTGAGAAATCCGTCCAAATCTCCCAAGCTATGGGGACTAAGTTTGAAGTAGAAGTTAGAGGAGACTATATCTGGATTATGGCTAAGCGCCATAAAATGAGTTTAGATCATCTCTTAAGCTTGGTTAAAAAGAATGCGAAGGTGCGTAACATAAGATGGAAAGGAAATAAATACAGAATTTCTAAGAAGTCTGAAGGCATATGCTGGCCATCGCGAAGCGGAGTTTGGGGATCATCTGGATCTGTGAAAAGTCATAGACCATGGTATCTTACCCCAGGTAAGTAATAAAATTAAGAAGGGAGGGCTTAACGGCTCTCCCCTTCTTTTTTACTTTGAAGTAAGACAAAATCGGAGTATATTTAATTATGAGTATAAACATGACAAACTTTAAAGAACAAACAGATGGATCTGCGACGCTTGATTTACATTATGATAAAGACTTTGAAGTATTTTTAAAAGAAAAGTTTGGTTGGAAGAGAGTAACTCAAAAAAGAATAGAAAAATTTATAAACGATACTTTACTTGAAATGGTGAGTAAAGACATAAAAAATACACAATAATAATGGGCCCTAACTAGTATCGATTGGCAGAACTTACTATATGAAGCGCAGTCATGAAGAAAACATGTAAAAAATCAACCGTCAATTTAATTGGCAATTATAGTTACGCAGCTGCAGCTTAATTGACTGTAGCCATCGTCCTTTGACTCCGATAAAGGAAAAGCGATGACATTATCGGGAAGAACCTACTACTTGTAGTGAAAAAAGGTTAGAAGTAATACGCAATAAACCAGTAACCTTGAGAAACACGGTGAAAGCCCAGCTGTTAGATTGTGTAAAGTATCGTTGGTTACCATCGAGCTACGACGATTAAATTTGAGAAAAGAACAGACATGGTAGACTTTGTCAGGGGGAAAGAAACTGACTAAACTGTAAATGACTTTTATAGAAGGCTGAGCAAGACGCGGGGGCAGTACCCGTGGGGTCCACAAAATTAATATAAAACCAATTAGGCGTAATGATAAAGATAAAAAGTTCTTTAAAAAAGGATGTAGTGTTTGATTGTATAGATTATAATATAAACATCGACAGTAGAACGATGTATTATAGTGATGAAATAGATCTATACTCTCCAGCATGGATAAAAAGTAGGATAGAAGCTATATACGCCTTAACAGGAGATAACAAGTCTCCCGTAACATTGGAGATAACTTCTTATGGTGGGGACGTGTACGGCATGTTTGGTGCTATAGATGTCATAAAAAATGCACCCACAAAAGTAAATACAGTGGGTAGGGGGGCAATAATGTCTGCAGCCACCTGGATACTAGCATCAGGGACGGGAGATAGGATATTAGCTCCACATACCACAGTAATGATACATGAGATATCATCACTTATAAATGGAACTAGTAAAGACATAATAGCAGAAGCATCTCATTTAAAAAGCTTACAAACAAAGATGTATAATACGTTTGAAGCGTATTCAAATAAATCAAGCACATACTGGAAAAAGATGTCGAAAGTAAATTTTTATCTTACACCTGAGAAATGCTTAGATTTAGGAATCATTAATAAAATAGAAGGAAGTAAATAAAATGGAAACAGAAACATTTGTAGATTTTAAAGGCGATAAAGGGCATTTACTCCCTGCGCAAGAGCAGTTTTTACTGGATTTTTCAAGGCATATGTCTAAGTACGTAGAAGATAATCCGCAAGGAAGTGCAGGAGAGCTGATGTTTATGTTAGAAGAGATTTTAATGAAGACTCAGATAGCCCAAGAAATGCTAGACGTAACCGGGGAGATAAGAACTAATGGATAGGGTCAGAAGAACAAAAGTAGAAATTGAAGCTGGTATGACTTTTGAGCAAAAGAAGAAGGGATACACCCTCGATGACTTAGATGTGCCAGAAACTTTAAAGAAAAAAAAGATAGAAATAACAACAAAAAATGGCGATAAAACTTGGGAAACAGTAGATCATGAGTATAAGACTATTTATAAATATAAGGATCACGAAAGGGTGATAGAGAAAGAAGTACCTGTTGTAAAAGAAGTTAGAATTTTAAATGGGACAAAGAAAACCGAAAAAACTGTAGATGAAATTTTAAGTGAAGAGCTAGGAAAGTGTGTATGGGAATGGAAAACAGTGAAAATGGACAATAAGTTTAGAGTTGGAATGCTGGACGAATTGGGGAAAAAGGGATGGAAGTTTGCTTTCATTACGGAGTGGTCTTTAATAGACCCAAGTAAAAAAAATAAACCACATACTATAAGTTTCCAGAGACCAATCTTCAAGTCATGAAGAGAGTAACTGACGAAGATACTCAAAAATTACAGGAGATTGAAGAGTTACTAAAGTTTACTAAAGAAAGATTAGAGGGTAAAAGTCCTACAGAACAAGCTAAACAAATACTTTTGTTGCAAGTTGGTAGGACTTTTTCTCATACTTTAGAGAGCCATGGGATAGAAGTTAGTGATGTTTTAATGAACGACTTTAAGGAAGCTTACACAAAAGACATACTAAATTTCTCAATAAAATAAAAAAGTAAAGGATTACAAATGAAAATCTATACACATTCTTATGTAGATTTGGATGCTGCATTCTCAGCATCCTTAGTTAAATTACACAACAGTGATAAAAAATGTACAATCGAGTTCGTTTCTGCAGACCATGACGGAGTTGGTCTGGATACGGATTCTATTATAGTAGACTTGGAAGCAGGTGGCAAAGGCTTAAAAGGAGATAAATCAGCATTTTCAAGTTATCTAAATATGTACTGCAAAAACACTTATAAGGAGGCATTCACTAATCTTTCTAGGTTCATAGACGCCCAAGACTCAACAGGCGACTGGAGCACTGGGTACGAGATTTATGGAGAAGGTATGGAATCTATTCCTACCCTACAATACTTATTTAATTCTCTAAGAAGCAGTTATGACGACGACAAAGCATTAGTCAACTTCGCACATAACGTCCTAATAGGTGAACTAAAAAATTATAAAAAGTATCGTAAAGCACTAGTGGAGGCGGAGGAAGCAGAATGGGTGTACAATAACATAGCTATAACTAAAGGTGTAGAGACACAAACCACTGGTATCTTGTTTTCCAAAGGAGCCGACTTCGTTATATACGAAGATGGAAATAATCTAGGAGTTCTTAGATCAAAATACTTGGCGGAAGTTAACTTAGGAAACAAGCTAAAGAGCGAGTTACCTTCTTGGTTTCATCACGAGTCCGGATTTTTATCTAGCTGGGGAACGAGGAAAGCTATAAAGTCAACCCCACCGAGCATATCTTCCGAGCAATTAGCAGGGATAATACACACACTATTTTAATTTATAAGAAAAGGAAAAGGTACACATGTAACCTTTTCTTTTACCTTAAAAAGGCTTGTACTTCTCCCTAGCAGACTTATAAGTATATACAGGGGTTTCTGAGTCTCTGACTAGTTTAGTCCCCCCTAATTTTATATCAGGTTTTTTATCTTCTTCACCTGCTTCCTCTTCGTTTCTCTCACCCTCTTCCTTGTAAACATAAGAGTCGACATCTCTTTCTGCAGTTTTACCTTGTATAGGTGGGTCATTTTTTTGTACAGAAATCTTTGGTTTATTTTCTTTCTCTGTTTTCTCTACCTTAAAGTTAGATTTAGTAAAATTTTGATTATTAAAGTAGTCACTTAGGTCATCTTCGGCTACTAAAGAATAATATACGTGTGGTTTATTGTCGTCACTTTTAAACCCAAGTTTCTTAGTTTCTTCAAATCCCACGTCAGTGGTAGTAACTTTTAAAGTTACAACATCATATCCCCACCGTTTATTAGGTATGTGCCTTAATATAACGCAAGGATCGGACTCACCTACTAGTTCCAAATACCCATTTAAGTATTCTGAATTATATTCGTGGTCTCTCCATACAATAGTTTGATCATCATTGTTTTTAAAGTAAGGCATATTATAATCCTAGTTGCAAAGTAGTTGCTAGCCTAGCCTCTCTACTTAAAGGTAATTTTTCATTTTTATCTTCTACCCACATTTTAAATGATGGAAATACCTTACTATCACTACTTATATTTTTATTAACAGAGTACCAGTCAGCTAGAGCTTCTAACTGATTCTCTAATGGTTGATCGATTCCCATCTTGTGAGCATGGTGTAAGTTTCTTTTATAATGCCCATCAACAGCATCCCTAAACAATTTTTTAATAAGAGGGTCTTTAATCCCTGTAACCCCTTTTGGTCCTTTAAAGTATGCTACATATGGGTTCCACATATCTTTACTAAATTTATCCATATCATGCTTTAAAAGAGTACTCAAAGGAATACCAAGGTTACGGCCAGGGCTTATCATGGAAGCTTTATGTTTTAATAAATATTTTAAGTAACTTCCATGATCTTTTAAAGTTAAGTCTTCGTATTGGGCTATTTTTTTAAAGTATTTCATTATTTTATAATATCCTTATAGTGAGTACCTAGTTTAATATTATTTTTTTTGAACCAACCTGAGTTAGTTTCTATAACATATTTATATTCACCAGCCCCGAACACTGGGTATCTCTGTTCCTCTACAAGCTTTTCCACGTTCAGAAGATTACCTTTTACATCAAAAAAGCCTACATCAATTGAGAAGGAAACATTTTTATTTCAAAAGTTACCAGACTTTGGTTCTCCAAAGATGAATAATGCACCTTCATTAGTCTTTAATTTATTTTGACCCATAAGACCTTTCATTTGGTCGTTAGGTGATGTGGCGGTAAATCTGATATTTAATTTATGTGTTTTTTTCATTTACAGTTACGTTGTTGTACTTATTATTATAAGTAGATTTTTATTAAATTTCTAAGGGCATCAAATCTTGTTGCTTTATGTCTAAATGCTCCTACTCCAGACTCAATTGGATATAAAAATTCCCTGACTTTTCTAGATATAGGAATATCGTATCCTTTCATCATTCTGTTTTGAGCAGCAAATTCTTCTATCGCATCTCTCTTGCCTCTAGTAAATTTATCTTTCAGTGTTTTTGGTCTAAAAGTTTTTTGAGGGTTCTTTTGGTTTCTTATAGCGTGGGTAAGCTCATGCTTTTTTATCATAGGATACTCCGCCCCCAACTTTCTTTTATTTAAAAAAACTAGTTGTTTTCCGCTTTTCATGCCTACAGTTTTTGCTACTGGGAATGAGCCTAAGTCTTGGTATAAACTTTCCCCCATTATTTTGCCTACAGCCTTATCCAGGTCATTTCAGTTATTTATTTCTTTTATTGACAAGGCAGTTTTAGTTAATTTTAAGTTTCCCAACCCAGTTCTTCTTAGTGCCCTAATAAAAGGTGGTTTTTTTCCAGCAGCCAAAGATTTGTCCATTAACTTTTTTAATTCCGGAACTTTTTTTGTACTAAGCGGTCTTTGGAAACTCATTAATAATACTCCCCTTCATTTCTAGCAAATTCTTCCCCATAAATATATGCAGGTATTGGGTCTTTACCGTGTATGTCCGTCACCTGACCAGCAGAAGCCCCCTCTACTAAAGCAGCTTTTATCCTATTAGTAGTAAATTTTGTTAACCAATCTTCACTGTCTGAGTTAAGAGTATCTACGGATTTAAAATATGGCCTATATCCTATTAAGTCTAATCCAGTCATTTCCCTTTCTTTATTTAGTCTTTCAATTCTTGTAATGGACGTTTTGTCTCCCCTTAAAAACCCGCTACCTGTCGGAGCTTCTGTAATATATGCATTATCAGATATACCTCTTACTATAGTTTCAAATGTTTTCTTAAAAAATTTACTATCAAATACAGGACCATTTAGCTCGTCAACAATATATTGCTGTGCCTCTAAGTGAGATTTTAAGTCACTCAACTCTTGCGGTTTTATAGTTCCATCAGATACCTTATCTCCCACATTGACTAAGTCACCTATTTTTACTACTGGGATTCTTCCGGAAGGAACTGTAAACGTTTTGTCGTTCTGAGTTCCATACCCTTCTATTCTAAGGTCATAACCTCCTATAGGATTCTTTTCTATCCACTTTACCTTTCCCTTTACATCGCTAAGAGTAGCTTTACCGAGCAGCTTCTCAGGAACTTTTAACAATTGTTCTAATCTAGGAAATTTATCTGTCAAGCCTCCACCCGCAGACGCAGATCCACCACTATGAAAAGTTTTCATAACTAATTGTGTCGAGCGTTCGGTCAAAGCTTGGGACTCAAGAATACCAATAGAAACACCTACTGAAGGTAGACTTCCGTTAGGCATTAACCCGTAACAAAAACTGCAGATACCTTCTACAGACTCACAAGTCAAGGGGCTACGAACTTTTATTGACCTTATTCCTGCAGTCTTTAGCTTCAAAATCATGTTACTATTGATCAAGTCATTTCTCCTTGCGACACCAGACACGGACTGTCCTAGAACTCTATCCATGGCGTCCTTGCTATCCACCGTCATTTCTATATCTCTTAATGTCTTGCAATCTTCTTCAGTAATAAGTAAATTTCTATTTACGCTAAGCAAAGTTTTGTTTAAAGCCCCAGAATCCTGAGTATTTACTGCTCTGTCAATAGTTCCCTTTCTTACCGCATACATTGAATTAAAGTATGATGGAGTGTCTATCCCCTCACCGTAAGATTTTAAAACGGGTATAGGCAACGCTTTACCAGAAACATCCTGCAAAACCCCTGGCATCGATAAAACTTGTCTTATAGAGTCTTTCTTACTAAAAGATCCTGACTCATACATTCTGTATAAATTATTTGAGGAAGATAGGCTTTTATCTTGTGCTTTTTCTGTATCAGTAGTAAGCTTTAATAAAGCCTCTATTCTTTTATCTCCTGACATCGCCTGTATCTTAGGAAGTCTGTCTTTATACAGTCTATCTCTATAATCCCTATTTATAGCAAAATCTGTAATAGATACAGTGTTACCGATTGTATGCCCATACTGGACAGATAAATCCTTCCAGGCATTTATAATAACAGAAAATTTATCACGGTAGTTCTTTCCTACCCTAGAAAGCACGTCACCAACTGTATTAGCATCCATTACGCGGGAGTAATCCTTTAATGGCTCTGGCAAATCTTTATTTATATAGTACTGCCCAAGAGTCATATTTTGTCTGCCTAGCTTAAAAACATCTGTCATCTCAAGTCTTGCACTCTTAGCATCTGATATAGTCTTAAAAGATTTACCGGTATTTTTACCTAGTAAGCTAGCTTGGTACAGCCCTAACTGGTAATCCTGTCCCAGATCGGGTACAACAGAAAGATCACCGTGCTTAAAAATATTTTTACTTGGTAACATACGATTAGCTTCTTCTATTGCATCGTTGCCAATTGGTATGTTTACTGACATAGTGTCCCCGTCAAAGTCAGCATTAAACCCTTTCACAACTATAGGGTTTAATTTTATATCACTTCCATCAGTAAGGACGGTATTAAATGCTTGAATACTATGTTTGTGTAAAGAAGGCGCCCTATTAATAACTACTGGTCTAGATTTTACTACATTATTTAAAGAATTTTTAGCTAAAATATCTTCGTCATTGTATGCTTTTAAAGCTGCTGACGCACTCATACCTTGTTGCTTTAAATCCTTTATAATAAAAGGTTGAAATATCTTGTAAGCCATTTTAGTGGGAACGCCTACCTGGTCTATCCCCAAGGACGGCTCAACAGTGATGGTAGATCTTCCTGATAAATCCTGTCTAGAGTCCCACATAGTACCGTGAACAAACCCACGTTTTAAACTTTGTCCAGATAAATCTTTTAAAATACCCTTATACTTTTTATTCCCATAAGTTATTGGGTCTATAAACCCTTGTAGAGCTTTTACAGAACTATATAAATTATTTGAGTACTTAATTTCATCTTCTTTAGTTAGTACGTTAGCTGCTTTAGCTTTTCTATAACCCTGGTTGATAAGCCCCACATCCCTATAATGGTGATTTAAATCATTTACCATTAAATCTCCAGAGGGTAATGGATAAATTGGTCTAAAAATTGGCGGTAAAACTGGTAGGTATTGCATAGTATACGCATCATAAGCACTTAACTTCAACTTTTTTAAATTCTGTAAAAACCTAACCTTTTTATTCAATTTATTGACATCTGATGGAGGAGCTTTTTTTAACATACGTTTTGATGAAGTGAGCTCTTTACCCACATCTAAGCTTTTAAGTGCTGAAAGTATAGAATTAAAACCGCCAGCTTTTTTAAAGCTAGGATCTAATCTCTCACTACCATCCATAACAGAACTAAATTTATTTTCTGTTATACCCAGTATTTTTTGAATAGAATCTTGATACATAGGATTAGGTATTCTATCAACTAACTTAATGTGGGACCAATTCTTCCCAGAAGACCCGCCTGTAACGTCGTTGTCAAATAAACCTCCTTTCCTGCTAGCAAGGTTTTTACCTATCAATAACGCACCAGGATCTTTTAATTCCCCATTACTTAATTTTTTTACATCCTTGTCTGTGAGAGGAAAGATTTTTATTGTGTCGCCAACTTTCTCTGTATTTACGCCAGCTGCTTTTAATCTATTTAACATCTTATCAAATACAAAGTTTCTAGACGGTTTAGGGGGCATCAAACCCAATTGTAATGCTCTCCAGTACTCTTCATTTTCTCTGCCTTTTATGTTTGCAATTTCATACAAATTATTTTTTGCACCATGGGCCAAATATGCGTAAGTCTCCATATGACCAGCTTTCTGTGCACCTTTACCAACAGGCCTGTTGTCTACATCATAGCTTCCTATTCCGTGACCAGCGGATTTTTTCTTGACGATGTGCCTAAGTTTCATAAAATATTTTTCACCGACAAATATGGGGTTTTTAAAAGCTTTCCCAGTCTTACCATCAGTTAAAATTTCATTAGGCTCAACGCCTGCTTTCTTTATATCAGCCAGCACCCTTTTAGAAGAGTCATCATTCGGGTCATCGAAGTTATCTACTATATAAGTGTTTCCAGTTTTCTTTGCAATTTTTCCAGCCCCAGCTTCTAAGAGTTGTCCAATATTCATACGTCCAGGGACACCGTGTGGGTTCAACATTATGTCTACAGAAGTACCATCGGGCCTATGTGGTGCTTCACTGTCAGGAATTATTTTAGTAACAATATTTTTATTACCATATCTCCCGCTCAGTTTGTCAGCTAGTTTAAATGGGTGTACAGATTTTATGTAAATATCTAAGTTTCTACCTATTTTTTTAATATCTATTACTGTACCAGACTCATCCTCATCTCACTCTACAACAACTTTGGTGTACATACTAAATATAGCCTTATTTAATTTTTTTAATGCTCTTTCTTGATCATCCAAAACTTTTTCAACTAAAAAAGCTGCCACTACCTCACCAGGAAAAAATTCTTTTCCTTTTTTTGCTATACCATCTGACCCTAACTTAGCTAGGTTATCTGGACTAATCTCATCTGGATACCACGCCGAAAACTTTTTCTTATCAAACGAACTAATCTTAGGATTAAAGTAAACATTTTTTTTATGGATCATTGTGTGTGAAAGTTTTTCAGCAGCACTTTCCGTTATCACTGCTCCGTCTTCGAAATTGTATCCTTTCCAAGGCATGTATGCCACAGTCAAATTTTTACCTATTGATAAAGCTCCGTTACTAGAATAATTGCTGTCAGCTAGTGAGTCCCCCTCTTTTACTTTGTCCCCTACTTTAACTAATACATCGGAGTGAAGAAATCCATCTTGATTTAATGGAAAATTATTGTACAGTCCCTTACTGAATGACTCCCCGTTAGACTTTTTTATAGTCACGTAATCATCTGTAATTTTTTCTATAATACCTCGCTCCCCTTTCAGTATGACCGGATTTAAAAAGTTTCCTACTAACTGTTCGTACGTTTTATCTTCATCCCGTTTTACCTGGACATAAGGAGCTTCTTTTTGATCTAATGCAAGCGCCTGTGTAATCATGCGACCTCCCATCGACCCCCTATTACCTTGTACAGTTTCTAAAAAAGGAACCATATTTGACTCAAAGGAAAACATAGATTTAGGCGATCTCAAGTAAAAATCGACTTCTGAAGATGAGATCTTCTTAGTTTTACCTTCATGCATAACAATAACTCTAGGCCCTCGTGACTTGGGAAGACCGTTAACAGTTATATATTGATCTGGAAATCCTACCACCTTAGAAAAAAACTGAGTAGGATTTAAATAGTGGATTTTTCCTTTCTTATCAATTACCGGGCTAGTTATGTCATTTCCTACCTTATGGACTTCTGAAGTTAAGCCGACTGACACCCCAATTTTCCCCGATTCTGGGGTAGCGAGGGAGTCTAAAAAACCGAAGTGTGAAGGTTGGACAGACCTAGCCTCCATTGTAATTGCATGGCTACTACCTATCCCACCCGTGCCCATTGGTGTCGTTTTTCTCCAATCAGCTAGTATACTTGCAGGGTTAGTTTGTGGAGGAGTTGCAGATAAGTCGCCCACAGTAAAGAACTCTTTTATTGGCTTAGAGAAAGCACTAGCACTAACAATATCCCTAACGTTATCTTTCAATGACATGGATCGGATCATTTTTCTCTGCAAAGATTCTTTATGTTTATCAAAATGTGCTGACAATAAATCATCTATACCATATATATTTTTAAAGATTAAACTATCTCTTTTGTCGGGTATATCGATCCCTTTATTTATATTCAGTAACTTCACCGATGAAGCTAATAAGGTTTTTCCATTTACAGTTTCGTATCCTGTACCTAGAGTCACCTTAGTTGTTTCTTTACTAACTTTTGTATAGTTATTGAAGTACTCATTTAAGCCATTAATAACCTCCTTATAATCTTTCGGATCTTTTTTGTAGAAGTTTTTGTAAATTGAGGTCATTTCTGAAACCTCAGTATTTAGTGCCCCTTTTTTATTTAGTAATAAAAGGTCAGATCCCCAAGCTTTTTCCATATCTCTATCAGATACGCCGAGTAAGTTTAGTAATGTCCAGAGTCTATATTTTCTATTTTTTAATATTACAACAAAAATTTGTTTTATAGGATCCAGCTGCATTTTAAAATTATAGCCACGCTCAAGATTAAATTCATTCTCAAGCTCACCATTATTCTTTACCCTAGCATATATACCAGACTTTCTTCTAAGTTGGTTGGTTGTTTGATACTCATTACCGTCTATTATTGCTGTGAACCTGTTTGTTAGCTTTGGTATGTGTCCTATTTTTGAATTTTTTTTCTGACTAATAATCTTACCAGAAGTAGAGTCAATAATCTTTATATCAGCATATATAGGAATTTGCCATGTCTTCCTGTTTAATTTTACTTTCTTTTGCTCAGGGAAATCCATATCAGAGAGAGTATCTTTTACTACGACATTCTCTATAATAAGTTTTCTACCATTAGATTCTACGGGGAAGGCCGCCTCTATAGAGTTAGATATGGAAGAAAAGATGTTTTTATTCTGGAGTCGGTGGTCTAAGTAATTAGCGTTTTTCATAGAAATTTTTTTTTATAAATATTGGTATAAGAATTAAGTAACGTTGTACTGTTTAAATATAAACTAACAGTACGGCTATGTCAACTGATAAACCAGGGACATATTTTTGAATACAAAAGAAAAAGAAAGTGATCCCAACGACGAAATTTACGTCGAACCTTGGGGTAAGTAAGGAAAGAAAGGGACTATCTGTCTCTTTCTAATTTAAAAAAAATAACCATATTTATCTATGAAAGATTCTGAAATGAAGTCATCAATAACAGACATAGTAAAAACTGTTTCTACGTTTGTACTTGATCTAATTTATGGCACCGACGAAGAACACACAAAAAAAGATTCGAAAAAAAAAGATAAGTAAAGGAAACTAAAGATGATTGATATCCCGAAGCAGGACCCAATAAGTTATGAAGAATCGGCGTATGATTTAGAAGGATACGACTTTGTAAGGGACGTACATGTAAATGTTTGTACAAATGATGTTGGGTATGTAACTAAACTAGAAGTCATGGTATGTACAAACAGTCTAGAAAGTTTTTCAGATATTGTTCTTCCTGTTGAGTTTAAAAATAAGGAAGAGTTTGATCAACTACTGGAAGGCAAGTTGAAACAAGCAGACGAACACTTTAAAAAAGAAAACGAAAGATTAGAAGCCTCTTTTAGGCAATGCAGATTATTTAATTAAAAACAAAGGAAACAAAAAAAAAGATGTTAAAAAAATTATTAAAAACAGAGAGTACCTTAAACTCTTATTTTATAGAGAGGGAAGACGAAGTCAGAGGACTAACCTTAGGCATATTATCGGGAAACAATGTTCTATTTTTGGGCCCTCCCGGAGTATCTAAGTCACTTCTTGTAAATAGTTGGGCGTCGTTAATTAAGGACACTAACTATTTTGGATGGCTAGTGAACAGATTCTCAACACCAGAAGAGCTTTTTGGCCCTTACTCTTTAAAAGGTTTGGAAAACGATGAGTACAAAAGAATTACGGATGGAAAACTTCCGGACTCTCATGTAGGTTTTATTGATGAAGTCTTCAAGTGTAATTCAGGTGTTTTAAATGCATTACTAAGCGTGTTAAATGAGAGAACCTTCTACAATAACGGGAAGGCAGTGAAGACCCCAATATTAACAGTGGTAGGCGCATCAAATGAATTACCAGAAGAATCTGATAACTTAGAAGCTATGTACGATAGATTTCAGTTAAAATATATGGTAAGCCGCATTCAGGAGCCATCTAATTTTTCTAAATTAATGAAATTAAAAAATGGTTTTGAAGGAAATACGACTTTAAGTTTATCCGACATTCATGCCGCAAAAGCTCAAGCAATGGAAGTTCAGATATCCGATGAAATGGTTGACCTTCTAACTGAGCTGAGAGAAAAGTTAAAGGAAGAAAATATCGACGTTACTGATAGGACATATATGTTTTCTAAAAAATTACTAAAAGCAGAAGCGTATATGAACGGTAAATCAGAAGTAACTGAAGAAGACTTTGAAATTTTACAAAACGCATTTTGGTCTGAACCAGGTCAGAAAAAAACTGTATACAGCACTATCTTAAACACCGTAAACCCAGCAAAGAGTAAAGTCTTAGATATTTATTATGACGCTACGGACTTATTTGAGGATTTAATGGCAAGTAAAAAAGATAACATAGAATCTACAGAGAAGAGTATGGAAGCTGTAATTAAGTTAAAAGATGCTAAAAAATCTTTACGGGGACATTACTTAGATGCTAAGAAAAATGGACAAGACTACAAAATTGTACAGAAATACGAAAAGAAAGTAGACATCTATTTAAATAAAGTATACGCAGAATGTTTGGAGGTTTCATTTTAAATGAAAAGTTTATCAAAGAAAAATAGATCTATATTAAGCGAGATCAGGTCAGAAGAGTTTACTATAGACCACGATAACTTTGATATTAAGAACTTTCAAGAGTTACTAGTAAAAAATCCTAAGATAGCCCGATTATATATCGAAGGATCAAAAGAATACCCACAATTCAAAAATCTTCAACAAGATGTTTATGATTCATTATATAAATACGGGCCGAAAAAAGTACATGAGTCAGATATACAATTAGAGTACCTATTAAATAGTCAAATTATGGATGCAGTAGTAGACTCTAATAAGTATAAGGAATTAAGATTAATGACAAGGCTGGATAAGGTAAATTCAGCCGTCGGGTCTGAGGTATTAGGTAATGATGTGAAAGACTTGGTTGACAAGTTAAGAGAGGAGTTTGAAGACGCATTAAATAATGCAAAACAAGCTCAGAAACAAGTAGACGATGAACAGGGACAAGGTAAGGGTGAGCAACCCGAGTCCGAGGGAGGTGCCGGAGATCAAGAAGGTAAAGGACAGGAATTCACATCTCTTGAGGAAGCACAAAAGAAACTGGAAGAGTCTATGAAGACCTTGAACAACTTTATTGATGAACGTGAAAGACGTCAGATAGATAAAATGCTGGACAATGCTTTAAGTGAGACGAAGGAAACTTCGGACATGATTACTAACTGGGGGTTAGAACAAGACCCAAGTTACAGCAAAGCAGGGTACCAACAAAAGTTGAAACTGATTGAAAGGCTAAAGTCATCAAAAAAGCTACAAGAAATATCTAAGTTAGCTGGAAGATACAAAAGATTAGCTGTAAACTCTCAGAAAGAAAAAATACGAAAGGGAGCAGATTCTCTATATGACATAGTTACGGGGAATGACCTGGGACGAGTGTTATCTAGCGAAGCAATGAAGTTAAGAAAACCTATATTGAAAACCTTGTTTATGAAAGAGTATCTAGAAGAATCGTTACTACAATATGAGTACCAAGGCAAGGAAAGGAAAGGTAATGGTCCTATGATATGTTGCATTGACTCGTCTGGAAGTATGGGAGGTATCCCAGAAATTTGGGCAAAATCAGTAGCTATGGGATTGTTAGATATTTCAAGACAGCAAAAAAGATCCTTCATGGTCATACATTTCGATGCGTCAAGCAAAGAAAGTTTGCACACCAATACTTTTGACAAAAACGGAAGTTACAATATAGAAGAGGTGCTAGACATGGCAGAATACTTCACGAGTGGCGGCACATTATTCGAGCCATCCCTAGATCTAGCAAGAGACAAGATCGAACAAGAGAAAGACTTCGAAAAAGCTGATATAGTTTTTATAACTGACGGAGAATCTACCATAAGACCAAATTGGTTATCTAACTTTAAGAAGTGGAAGTCAGAAAAGAATGTAAAGATACAATCTATACTAATAGATATGGGCTATAATTTTCAAGGAAGCTTGGATTTATTCAGCGATTCAGTTACAAAACTGAGAGAATTGACCTCATCATCTTTGGATGAGTTAGCTACGGACATCTTTAAAAACATATAATTACAGTTACATAGGACAGAGTCGTCCGGGCAATACGTTTCGTATAGCATTGTAGGTTAGCCTACCACTCAGTTGCACGAGATTAGTGGTTAGTGTAGTTATAGTTAAATCAACAGTTACGAGAGTAACATACTACGATGGCTGATACGGCCATCTATGATTATAATGTTGTACAAATACTATTTTGCACAGCAATATCATCAAGAACAAAATCTAAACAGTTTTTAAGATCGTTAAAAACTGGTAGTATAACTACTAAAATGCGGGCGGGGAGATAACTCTCCCCACCCCATGACAAGGAGAAGACAACATGACAATTTTTGAAATGGTAGAGAAAGATAGAGAAGAGTTGAAAGATATAGACAAAAATAAGGAGTTATATTATCTGTCGTACCCCATAAAGAAAAGAAATGGTAATAGTAGATGGTTAGACGCACCTCAAGGTGAGTTAAAAGATTTTCAAGAGGCCTTTCTTTATAAATTTTTATACAAGTTTAAACCACATCCAGCAGCAGTAGGGTTTGTGACAAAAAAACACGTATCAGATGGCGCTAAAAAACATTTAAAAAATAATGTACTGCTTACAATAGACGTACTAAATTTCTTTGGAAGTATACATGAACTTAGAGTTATAAAATTAATTAGCTTCTTGTTTAGTGCATACGTAAAAAGAGACCCATCTTTTGTATTCAGGAAAGACGACATACCATTAATAGCCTCTTTATTAACATTTAAAGGATCTATTCCCCAGGGCGCCCCGTCAAGTCCAGCATTATCGAATTTGTATTGCCTTAGACTAGACAAGAATTTAACTAACTTTGCAGAAAACCACAATCTTGTGTACACCAGATATGCTGATGATTCTGCATTTAGTCATAAAAATAGGACCGAAGATATAGGCAAGCTTATTCCTGAAATAGAGATGTTTTTTAACGCAGAAGCTTTAGTATTAAATAAAAAGAAAACTAAAGTTAGGAGACCTCATAAAAGAATGGTAGTCACGGGAGTAGTAATAAATGATAAATTAGGGATTCCTAAATGGAAAAGTAAAAATTTTAGAGCTAAGTTACATAACTTAATAAGAGACAATAAGTCAGTAACATTAGAAGAATATCAAAAAATGAGAGGTTATGCAGAATGGATACGAACATTGGACCCACTAAAGGGAAAAAAGTTTATAAAACAACTTGGGAACGTGACTTTATCAGATTAAAAGAGTTACGAGAGTCTTTCTTAAAGTTAAGTAATGCCCACGTTTACCTACCATTTGGGTGGATAGACTTAGGGAATCCTATAAAGCCAAAGAAAAAATTGGGAAGGTATACCCACAAGTCAATAAAACCTGAATTTAGGCCACTAATCCCAAAGCATTTTAATGCGGGCATGGGTTTGGGAACTATAGGCTTTATGACAGCTTACGCTGAGTCAGTTAGGGAAAGAAAAATTTTAGGGTTACAGATGACGTTCCCTGCGAGTACTGGGGAGCATTTGATACACAGAGTGACTGGGTTTAAATATAAGTGGAATAAATCGTCTGTAACAATAAAACGAATTTTAGGGACAACAAAAATCCCTAGAGTAGAAGAGCAAATACTTTGTTTGCTCAGAGAATGTAACAGGTTTTTTAACCTGTACTGTGAAGAGAAGATAGTTAGAATATAAATAATAAACCGGAACAATATAATATGATACCTACATTAATCGGAGCTGTTATTTTGCAGACAGTTGGGGCTGTTGCCTCAATACTAGCAGAAGAACAGTATAGAAAAGCTAAAGGTAAAGGAAATAAAAAACATAAAAAAAAGAAAAGCTAAACCGATAATTAGGAAACGTATGACGACGAGGACAAAAATATAACATGCAGTTTAAAATAAAATTGGAGACGGGAAAAAAAGGAAGTGAATCTAGAATTTTATTTGTTAGAGCTGATAGCATAATTGGTGCTATGGATATATCAAATAAAGTTAGAGGTAGCAAGTTAAAAGAGATAACACCTATCACATATGAAGAGTATATGGCAGGTGTGCGTAAGAAATATGATAATTAACCAGTAATATAAGTGAGACTCAGAGCATTTACTCAGAATAGCAAGACAATTCTTTCTGTAGATTTCTCTAGAACTACGTGCCCACAAGTATGTGAGTATTGTTACGTAGGAAACATGGAAAGAATATATCCAAGCTATAAAGAAAAAATAAAGAAAAATGCAAACTGGGCAACTGGAAACTATGAAAACTTCTCGTCGCAATTAAATGACGAATACACATCAACAAGGAAAAGTAAAGCAAAAAAACTAAGACGGGTGAGTAAATTACCCGTTAGAATATACGGCTCTGGAGATTTTATCCCAGAACATCTAATGTTTATGGAAAGATTAGACTTTAAGTTTTATGTAATTAGCAAGTCACTAACATCCAACTTTATGCATAAATACATAGATGAATTATTGAAAATGGATAATCTGACAAATTTAGTGTTGAGTTTCGACGCACAAAATTTAGATAATTATAATGGTATAAGTAAATTATATGGTGACGATCGGATTTCATTCGCTTTTACTGGCATGGCAGACGAGTTTAAAGAAGTCAGACTTGACAAACAGTTCGATATATTTTTTAATATATCTAATAAAAAAATCGAGAAAGAAAAATCAAAACTGTATAAGGAACAATGCCCATGTGATAGTGGAGCAATGGCCCATAACGAAAGTTGCTCTTTCTGCAACAAGTGTTGGAAGTCATCATTAACAAAAGACAAGGATTGGAATAAGGAACATATATGAGTTTACTAGGAAAAGAGTTAAGAACAGAACCCATCATTGATGAAATAGAAGTATTATATGATGAGTTTAAAAAGTTGTACAACGAAGTGCTGGTTAAAGGCGGTATAAAAAGATCTATCAAACTCAGAAGCACAGCAAGACAGCTTCAAATGGCGTTTAAATCATTTAGACCTGCCTCTGTGAGCGATACACGGGAGCACTTAGGAAGAATTAAGTAAAAAAAATACACATAGTTTATCTATTATGTTAATAGCATAAAAAGACATACGATTCGTATATCAATGATACGTATACATTCCTTCTTAGGAACAAAGTCTGAAAAAATTAGAGGACCGCAGGAAAAAAACTAACTATCCAGAAAAGATGCCTTCTGGATAGTACTATTTTTTTTCCACACGGACTCCTACTTTTTTGCAGTCCTCAAAGTATGTGTGTTAGAAACGATAAATCTCGCAGTTTATCTATTAACACAAGTAGAGTTAGTGGAGCATATGTTTCGTATGCACATAACAATCAGCATTAACATGAAACGGTACAGCTAGAAGGAGGAAAGAAAAATCCCTCCTCCAATCTGTACCGGTACACATGTTAATGCTGCAGACAGCAAAGAGTATCCCGGAATTCCATCCGACTCTTCGTGGGCCCCAAGACTCTGGCGATCAGCTCACCAGCGGGCGCGCCCTTCATCGCCGCCGTCCCAGGATCTTCAGGCGTTTTCGAAACTGGGCCAGGTCAGGATTAGGTGATCAGGAGAACATTTTTGCAGTGCGAGCTATCATAAAAAAGGAACTAACCATTCCTTTTTTTTAACTTAAAAATTCTTTTTTTTAGTTTGAAATATGTTTATATTAAAGAGAGACTAAAATTAACTAAAAATCAAACTTATAAATGAAGAAGAAAATTCTAGCATGGTGTGACTTTAATGTTCCTACTGGGTTTGCAAACGTAGCAAAAAATTTATTAGAAGACTTACATGAAGAGTATGAATTATCTATACTTGGGATTAACTACCACGGACATACTAAGTATGACACAAGTAAGTGGTTCGTATACTCCATAACAAATCAAGACCCACTAGGGGTACGACGACTACCTAAAATAGCTGCCGAAGAGAATCCTGATATCCTATTTTTATTCCAGGACATATTTCATATATCAGACCATCTCGAGGAGCTGAAAAAAGCCTTACCAGAAAAAACAAAGATAGTAAGTTATTTCCCCATAGATGGGGGACCATTCTCTCTCGCATGGGGGAATGTATTCTCCGGGTCAGACGCAGTTATTACTTACTCTGATTGGGCCATAAAGACTATAAAAGATACCTTTCCTAAAATAAATACTACAATTCATAAGTTATATCACGGAGTGAACATAGATACTTTTTATCCACATGCATACGGAAAGATAAAAAGTTTAAGAAAAGAGTGGGGATGGGAAGGTAAATTTGTTCTTTCTAATGTCAATAGATTCCAACCCAGAAAAGCAGTACCATTAAACCTTAGAGCTTACTCGTTATTTTCTAAAGGGTATAAGGAATGTAAGTGTGGTAATCATATGCCTATATCAAAGAAATCCTGTGACCTAAATATGTGTAAAAAAGAAGACATTATAAAAGTAGTAGAGCATGATAGAAACGACATATTTCTTTACTTACACATGATGCCTAAAGAATCTTCTATGGGGCCAGGAAGAGCTAATCTATTGCAGAATCACATACTAAATGCGGGATTCACAGATAAGGATGTCAACAATATTATAGGAGTAAATGCAAACAATATTTATGGAGGCGGAGTAACGGAGGACATGGTAAATGATATTTACAATGCATCTAATATAAATGTTAGTTCTACTTTAGGAGAAGGTTGTGGGCTTAGTTTTTTAGAGTCAGCAGCTACAGGAACTCCTAGCATTGCCCCAAAGAACTCAGCTATCCCAGAGATGTTAAACGGAACCGGAACATTAGTTAAAAATAATGCCATAATGAATCAAGCAATGGATAATGCTCATATGCGACCTATGGTTGATCCGTGGGAACTAGCATTAGCTTACGAAAAAGAGTATAAAAGGTGGAAAAAGGAATGCCCAGATGGCGGGAAAGAGTTACGAAAAGATTGTACAAATAATATAGATACGAATTTTCTTTGGGATGATAAGAAAGAAAAATTAAATAAAATATTTAAAGATGTATTAAAGTAGTACTACTCAAATTCTAGATACCAAACAGTTATCATTGCCTTCCCCAACTTATCATAAGTAAATTCATCTCTTAAGATTTCACAGTTGGGGTTGTTCAAAATATCCTCGTATTGAGCTTTTTCTAGCTCGTCCTCTAACGAAAATTTTTTGACATTAATTTTACCGTCCTCATTAAAGTTCAATAGGAACTACCTCAAGCTTATCTAGGTCATCACTATCATTTATCACGTCAGGATCATAGTCTAGCTCTTCTCACCTATCACCCTCCCCATTATAATAGTTAGAAACTTTTTCTAATCCTTTATCATCTGTACATAAAATTTTAGTTATTTTACCTGTGGAAGTATTTTTAAAAACTTTATACGTTCCATATTTTGTCATAGACATTATACATTCCCTCTGGTTTGTCCCTTCTGTTTTTCAGAGTCATCCTGCACTCGCTGTGTTTCTGACTGTTGGTTGTTCTGGGACTGATTACTAATATTTTTAGCTGCTTGTTCAGCTTGCTGTTGCTGTATCATCATAATCTGGTTCATTCTTTCCGTAACTAAGCCGTACGTAATTGGCATATCTGCTGCCATTTTTTGTAACCTTTGTTTCTGTTGAGCTTGTGGCAACCCAAGCAATTCGTACGAATACCTCTCAATTAATTGAGCAGGATCAGCTGGTATTCCTTGGTTCTCTCTTGCGAGTTCTTCCCCAAATAGTTCAGCTTTCAGTCTTGTTTGCTCACTTTGAGCTGCTTGCTGAGCCCGAACATTGTACCTAGCAATAGTTATACCTGCCTTACCTTGTGCCTCGGCCGCAGCTATTTGTCTATTAGATTGCTGTTCGTTCATTATAGACTGGGTTTTTTGTAGGGCCTCTTGCTCTGCGGCATAGTTGTACCCAAACTCATCCAGTAACCTAGCATCACTAATCTTACCGGTTTGGTTTAAATTAATAGCTAACTGTTTTGCAGAAGCATCGTCAGCCATTTTAAACTTTTTAAAGTGTACCTTTACCTTAGGATAACTTAATATTTTATTTATTTTTGTAAGTACAAAGTGATTTAAAAAATCAGTTAGTAGCTCCCTATACGTAAGAAAATGGTTCTCAACAATACGTAACGATACGCTAGAACTTGTCCAAGAGCCACCACCTTTAATAAACTCTACTGGAACACCTAAACTATTTATTATACTTTCTTCTAAAAATCGCATCTCTGGAGTTAGCAATAACGCTCTAGCATTACCACCTAACTCTTGGTAACCGATAGGGATAGGAAAAACACCAATATGGTTTGGGTCTTTTTTCCACTTTTTAATTTGGTCCTCCATTTGTCCTTTCCATTTACCGAGATTCATTTGTGTGAACGGATCAAGTGTAGTTGTATTAGCAGGATGAATAGCTTTTTTTGGAACAATATGCTCATTAGCAATTGCTTCATTACCACGTCTTAAGGTTTGTAAGTAATAAATTTCTTTTAGAGCAGGCAGTATAATTGGCTTGCCCCATCCCATATCTTCTTCTGCAAGAGTAGGTCTTTTAAAATGATAAAAATTAGACTGGTCTAATTCAATTTTCTTTCTTTTCTTTAGTGACTTAAGAAAAATAGCCGGAACACCTTTTAATATAGTTTTATTTCCTGATATAATTTGACTCTTAATCTTAGGTGGTATACTATAAAAGTAAGTAGATTTTCCAGTTATAGGATTAAATTCAATATCAATATTTTCTGGAGACCATCTCACTAGATCAAAGTTATCTATAGACTTAAAGTACTCGTCTTCTACTGACATCATTATTTCTCCAGCACCACAAGAATCACATTTTCCATGGAATTGGAATTTTTTTAGCTTAAAGTTCTTTATGTTATCAATTAAGTCTGTATTGCCGCAACTAGAGCACTTTAAAAAACGTCTAAAGCCTACTGAAGCGGATATAAAAGCGTTGCCGTAAGTAAAATAGTCTAACCCTATGCTTATCAAAAAACTTTTAATTTTTAGTTTATCATGTAAAGCAGTGTCATACTTATCCCTAGTTGCTGAATCAATACTATTTTCATATAAAATATCAGTGATAGGGTATTCAGTAAGCTTTGTAATTATATTATTTAAGAACCCATTAGTATAAAAGAATGTTCTACAATACTTAAATAAAGTCTTTATATTTTTTGGTATAAAATTTCTAGCTAAATCGAAAAAAGGGTTCGGGTATTTATTACCCGTCGTGCTTGTTATATCAGCATCTGAGATTGGTCTTACTGGCATGTTGTTTCTCCCTAGTAATGTTTAAACTAGATACTCTCGTATCTTTAAATACCTCATGGCTTGTATACCTAAGTAATCTTCATTTAAAGGGAACGGTCCTTTCTCTGCAAGACTCTTTACCTGTTCGTAATCTCTATTAGGTTCTATTCCGACGTTAGGTGGATAAAACATGTACCCACGATCATTAAAAATATATTTTATATACATTTTAACTTCATGAGAAAGTTTAAATTCGGGATAAATTTGTTTTATCTTATCTATTGCTTTCCACACTAACTCAGGAGTAGAACCCTCACGTTTACCGATGTCAGGGCTAATTCCATTTAAAACTAAGACTACATTTTCGAATACATCCATGTCTAAGTAAGGTGCTTTTGAGTGAAGTAGTAAGTGTTTCACTTGTAAAAGTTGTCTTTCTTTGTCTGTCATTCTCGGATCCAAACTCATAAGAGTTTCTGGTTCCAGTACTTCCCTGTTTTCAAGTGTCTGTTCTAAGTTATTCATTGCTTTCTAAAATTGGGTCAGTAGTGCCTATATGTTTATCAAGAAACTTTTTATAAATTGGGTTCATTGTGAGAGCTATTGCCATAGCAGGAGCTATCTTTAAAGCTTTTAATCCTATACCGCTGTAATGTTTTTTAAAAAAGTTTTTTCTAACTGAATTGCCCACATTCCTTGCTCCCTCTACCTGTTTATTTGTGATAGATGCATCTAGAGGGTAAAGAATCGGAAGACTTGATATACCAGCTAAGCCTCCAGCTACTAAACTTTTTACTGGGTCGGGCAGGCTAAATCTTTTTTCTTTTTTGCCTTCGGCATACTTTACTAACATAAAAGAATGGTCAACGTTCACTATTCATCCTCCAGAGCAGCGTCCATAAAACACCCTCTTGCCACGGCTGTTAAAGGCTCCTCTACCAGCTTTATCTCACTAATATTAATAGGAAATTCCTTTTGATTAAATTGAGCTTTAAATACTTCGATAAACCCTTTAATCATAGACGTACCTCCACCTATCACTATTGGCACTGCCTCTGGAAAATGAGGCATAGCTTCGTTTATTTCAAATTGATTAGCAATATTATCTAAGAGGTATTTAATTAATACCTGATAATAACTTCTAATTGCGTGTACCTCTCGTTCATTGTCTTCATCATAAATTGTATTATCTGATAAGTCTATTTTATTAGATTCTTTTATAAATTGAGCTTTAGCTAGAGGTATTCCAGTATCTAAAGAGACGTGTTGATCTATAAAATCTCCACCCCTACTAACACTAAAAGTTAGTGCAACCAATCCTTGGTACATTATAGCGATATTAGCCATTCCTGCGCCCATTGATATTGATATCCCCGTTAGATTATTATTATTATCAGATAGTCCAGCATATCCTAAAGCTTCTGCTTCTTTTATAGACCTAGCTTTGTACCCTATACTTTCAATCATGGTTGATAAAACATCTTCGTGATAGTCCACTAACGTTTCTTTATCTATTGGCTTAGATGGTACACAATAAACACATACTTCTCCGTCTTCAGAAGGTTTCCCCAGTAGTGAGGAAATAATTTCCCGTAAAACCGGTAAGGCGTCCCTTTCAGATGGGTTTAATAGTCCCTTAGACATAGGCCTCTTTAAATCCTTATTACCAAATATTTGTGCATAGTCATAAGCGCTCTTGCCAATAACATGCAATCTTTTATTAATCTCAACAAACGGCACATTTAATCGTTTTAGTGACTTAATAGTAGTCGGGCTTTTATCTATTGTTAAAAAAGCATTTCGTTGTATTTTTACACCGTCCTCTGATGCAGCTACGTAATTCCCTGTCCCACAATCTAATCCTTTCATAAATTATTTACCTTTCATTTTTTTTAAATCTTTTAAAGCCTTTTTTATGTCTACCCTACTTTTTTCAAGTTTAATATCCATACTACTAGTAGTGGCCTTTTCTATGTAAGGGTTTGACCCTTTCTTTATGTCTATATGTTTTGGTACAGAATACTTACGTACATCAACTTCCTTAGAAGTACTCGATGTTTTTTTGTCACTACTTACCACACTATTTACTACTATCGGAGAATTAGTACTTTTTTTAAACCAAAATGCTGCTATGAAAATTGATAGCAATACTAATAAAATCCTGAATTCTACTACGTAATAATATATAGGGTTTTGCACTGTTTCTATTGGAATAAGTATTTCATCCCCAGGAAATATTTTATCGGGATTAATTCCTAAGGATTCTTTGTTTAAATGGTAAACACTACTTCAAGAAACTCCGTAAATTTCAGATATTTTACTAACAGATTCACCGCTTCTTACTGTGTGCTGTTTAGCTCTAATATAATCAGTACCAAACAAAAACGACGTTACCAGCAGTAAGTATACTAATAACCTTTTCATTTTTATAGTCTGGAAGTGATTTCTTCTCTAATAGGCTTTGGCAAAGAAGCTAATATGTCTAAACCCTCTTCACCCCGTAACTCAGGTATAATATCATTTCCAACTAGTGGAGTAAGTTCTGAATCAGGAATACTCCTTAGCTGTTCATGGGTAACTGTAGTACCGTCGACATCAATAGAAGCAACTTTAGGTAAGTCTAGAGTGGCCATTAACGGGTCCTCTATACCCTTACCATAAGTACCCGTTAGGGATGCTTCTTTGTCTAACTCATACATAGTTAATGCAGAAACAATAGCACCTTTACTGTCAGCTTCCTTTAGTAAATTATCATACTTAGAACTTAATTCATCCTCATTATCTTTTAAATAGCTCTTCCTAATTTGAACATGGTTATAGAATTCAGTATTAAATATTTCTGAGTCTAAACTAGCATACTTTTCAACTGCAGTCTTATTTAGGAATACCTCGTTTAAACTAGCTGCTTTCTGTAAATTAGATATAAACTCTAATTTCTTATCAACAGGCATTTTATAGTGATTTTTCTCGAAGTAAGATGCTGCTTTTTTTATGTTAATTGGTGTGTCAATAGGGTATCTTTCTTCCTTCTCCCATGCGTATAGGGAAGGAGACACTTCTTGGTTACCAACTTTATTTACAAAGTCAGCTTCATTTATATCTCTAATGTCAAAAACATTGTCTATATAATCTTCTGATGCGTACTTAGAAAGTCCGTCTGGAGTTTGTAATTTATGTGAAGCAGCTGCTCTTGTTAAGTTAGCTGCTGCAACTTTAATAACTTCTTCTGGTAATGTATCTAAAGATTCAGATAGAAAAGCCATGTTCAGCTCTACAAGCTCCGGAGTGTACATAGCAAATTTATTTAATTTACCTGTTCTGGGATGCCATAAAACTAAAGCGAAGTCTCGTTCGTTTTTTGTCTGCTGCTCTTCATAGCTTGGAATATGCGCTGTTTTCACGCTATCTGACAATCCTTCAACTATGCTTGCAAGTTTTTCTATCTCATTTGCCATGATATAGTCAACAACATCCAAGTTCATACTTGCAATTTTATTCATTTGTTAGCCCTCGTTTTTTATTTTATTTATGTAATCGTAAGCAACATACCCAGGACATGCAGGCTTCCCGAAGTCAGCGTGACCATATATGTCTGCTTTAGTTATAGACAATTTATCCATATTAAGCAAGTGTTCTATCAATTTTTTTAGAGACGAGAGCTGTGCTTGAGAAGGTCCACTAGATGTTCCTTTGTGACCCTCGCCGTCAAAGTCACCAACCAACATTATTCCTATACTTGATGTATTTTGTCCCTTAGCTTGCCATACGGTATGACTTAATTGATTACAGTGGTATACATCCCCTTCTTTTGATATCCCATAATGATAACAAAAATGGGGACACCCGTTAGGAGAGATATGATTAGGTTGGATATGGTAGTTATTGACTTGCTCTACTGTGGCATCACCAAGTTCTTGGTGCACAATTATTTTATTTATAGATGCTAGCGATCTTTTACTTCATTTTCTTGACTCGTGCCATTGTAACTCACTAATTACATTATCAATAACAAATGGTTTTTTTATTGCCTCTTCTGAAACTTTTTTATCTGGAGCTGGTATTGTCCTCTTTAGTAAGATTTTAATAAATTCTCAAACGTATGTTAGTATTATTTTCATGTTTTAATTTAGGTTAGTTTTGGGCAGGCCTGGTAGGAATTGAACCCACGCACTCCGTTTTGGACGCGGAGGGGGACAGTTTTGAAGACTGCTCGTCACCCAGCTGACGCCTCAGGCCTATTTTATTTTTTATATAGTCCTGTGACGCATTATTAGCATCATCAATATTATTGTATGCATTATCTAGAATTTTGGTTTGTTGTAAACAATGGTCGTCTATTTGTACAGAAAAATTGTCTGTACCATAAATAGCGTCTATATGTATTTCGAGTCTCTTCATTATTTATCCAATGTCTTAGTTATTCCAGCACCTAGTATGGTGTATAAAAGTTTTTTAAACCATAGTTGCTCCCAGAAGGGGACTTGTAGTTTGTCTACCTCCTGGTAGTTAATAATTATAGAGTCCTGGATAGCTATTAAACTATCCTTATTAACACACTCCTGTAGCTTGACTAAAAGAGTGTCAAACTGTGTTGGTGTAAATACTATACTACCTACATCAACTAAGGTAGGTTTAGTTAGGAGCTCTTGACAACCCACTAAACTAAAGCTTAGAAAGGAGATCGTTAAAGTGCTTAACTTTATCTTCTGGAACAATGTCATTTATTTCTTTCTCAATAGATTTTTTTTTATTTTTATTTTGCAGCCTGTTTCTTTTTTCTAAAAGGCGTTTTATCTTATTTCTTTTAATTTTAATCTCCGCTGAATCGTTAGATAATACTTTAGACCCAGCGTAGATTAATACTACATAAGAAATTATGTGTAACAGTTCCCTTATAAGTGAAGCTAGGTTACTTAGCTTCTTCATCTGTCCCTACTAATTCCCGCAAACTTTCTATTTTGCCTCTTGTAAAGTCATGTACTTCTTTTTCTTGTGCAATAGCTTGACGTATTTCGTTCTCTTGTTCACGTAATTTCTGTATATTGTCGTTGTATTCTTGCACCTTTTGCACACGAGCATTATTTTCTTCTTCTAACTTATGTATCTTTTCTTCCAGCATTTTGGTATCTTTCATATTATTGTAGTTTGGTTAAGTTTGAAAGTGTTATATATTTAATATATTAAGTTTGATTATAAAAAGCAATGGTTATTTATGGTATTTTTCTTTTATATTTTATAGCTGTTTCCCACCTAGACATTATGCCCTAAATACTACCCACAATGGTACGTACAACCAACAAACGCTACCATGTACACTACTCCATCATACTCCACCTCTTCTAGTTTATACTTAGTATCATCATCAAAATTACAGTCCATTGTTATTTTAGCAACAGTATAGTTGTGTAGTACATCATCTGATTGTTTCATGCCTATACCAGGAATAGGTGATGAAGTTATATAGTCCCCATTTTCTAGATTTCCAGAATAATTTGATATCCAAACAGCACCCTCCCCTAAGGAGTTTATTTTTAAGTACTCATTTAGCATAGAGTTTCCTTCACTGTCTACAAGTAGATTTTTATCATCGTCAAATTTTCTGGTGTTAGTAATGCCAGATATAACGCCGTAAACCGACTTATCCATTTTTGTGGAAGATACCTCAACATTCGTTCATGTGTCCATTATATCAATAGAAGAGATACCCGTATTCATTGACCGATCTGTATAACCAGGACTAGAAGTGACAATTTTACCTATATAATTCTCTATGTTATCCTTGTAGTAGTTAATTGTATTATCAGATGGCCATGATTTATGGGTACCAGTAAAAAATAAACTGGTCCAAAATACTCCCCCAGTATCATCGGTTAGGAACTCATCGTTAGCTGCAGTTGAATTGTTAGAATCGTATAAGAACGATCTCATTCTAACAGTACCGTTGACATCAAGCTGACTAGTTGGAGCGTCAACATTTATACCTACGTTCCCACCAGAAATATTTAGTTTATTACCATTCTCAAGTTTAAAATTTATAAAAGACCCTGGAGTACCTCACCCTATATAACACCCCCTAGTATCAGAACTATCTCTTACTTCAAAGTACCCATAGTGGTCGGAGTCGGAAGTATATTTAGATGTAATAGCTCCATAATTACATCTTATTTTTCCCCCACTTACATCAAATAGCTCCCCAGGGTTGGTAGTGCCAACACCGACATTTCCATCATACTTTATAGTCAGTCTGTCAAATAAGTCCTTATCATAAAGGTTATTAACGGCAAATCTAAGGTCAGTTTTGTCATAACTGGTATTCATATTATCAGTGTGCCTTACAGCCCTAATTGCAGCCCCTATCTGGTCAGTGTCCTCGGATGGATTCATAGTATTTGATTTAAAAGCGATCCCAGCGAATGCGTTTTCTGTTGCATTATCGTTGTGTATAACTAGCTCAAAGTCACTAAATATGTTATTGTTGGATGTAGTTGTGCCGTCATCTCCCCTAATTTCCATAACCCCAGCAGCAATTGTCCCTACGCCACCTGCACTTAATTTATTAGTAATTTTGACATCACCACCCGTTACATATAATTTATATGAACCATTTAGATTATCATCTCCGATAGTTACTTGTCCTGCTGTAATTCCTTTTTGAAAATATGGGGGGAAAGAATCGTAGGATGACGCGGCTAAAAGTCTAAAATCAAAAGTAGATTTTAATCAAAAGTACCTTGCGCCAGAGGTATGCCTTCCCAAGTTGGTGTAGGAAACGCCGTTTAGTTCAACATCGTAGCTTCAAAAAGCGTCTCCATCCAAATTATTAGATGTAGCCCCTGTCAGGTCATCAGCGTCTCCTCCAAAATTGTATTTTCCAAGCGAAAAATCACTGCTAGTAGTACCAAAACCTAACGAAAGAGTGTTGGAGTTATAAGTTGAGTTAGTTGCATATGATTCTAATGTTGTGGAACTAACACCTACAGATCGTTTATAATAAAAAGTAGAGTTGGCTCCTTCTATGTATACTTGGTGTCCTCCTCTTAGTCCTGGAGTAATTATCATTCCTATCGGATAGTCCAGCGATGGGGTCTCCATCCGAACCATACCAGCACTCTCCCCGCCTCGAGCTCCATTTAAAATTAAAGCATAGTAATTTCCGGAACCGGAAGTCCAATCTGATACATATCTCACGAAATATTTTCCAAAATCAGCATGTGTCTCGTAAGCGTATATATTTAAAGCTCTATAGTTAAAATAATCTGCCTCTGCGTAATCATCTAAAGAGAGTTTTCGTGCATTTACGAATTCACCTTGTAAGGTACCTGCTGTAATTGAATCAGCTGTCATTTCTCTTGAAATCCTAACATCGTCCACTTTTGTCTCATTAGCTCCCTCATATAATTCTAATTGTATTTGCGTACAACTTGAATTAAATCCTAAACCAGTAACCCCATTACCAAATTGATAGGATTTTTTTACATAAGATGATGTTAAAGGTCCATCTACTAATAGCTCCAAAGTTGATAAGTATGTCCCTGAGCTATTGTATTGTCGGACAGATATCGAAAATTCAGAACTTGCCGACCCTTTTGCGTAACAACTGAAAAAGTATTTTTCAGTTCTTGATATTGGTATTAAAGCATGGTCCGACTCGCTTGTATTGTTTAGTGTATACGCATATTGAACAACGGGGTCAACACCAACTGCCAAAATTAATGCTCTTGTACCCCCATATGAGTCACTTGTTGAAGCATTTGAGTCTGTATCTCATGCTGTCGTACTACTACTGTTAGATCACCCTTGAGGTCTAGTTCCTATTCTACCTTCAAAATCTCCATTAACAACTGAATTATCATTTCCAGGGAGTCCGATTACACCGTCTGGGCCTTGGGCTCCTTCATCCCCCGTCGGTCCTGAGGGACCGGATGCTCCGATTACACCAGTAGGTCCGGAAGGTCCCGTAACTCCTTCTTCTCCTGTAGGTCCAGATGCTCCGATTACACCAGTAGGTCCGGAAGGTCCCTTAACTCCTTCTTCTCCTGTAGGTCCAGATGCTCCGATTACACCAGTAGGT